CCGGCAGACCACATGGAAACAGTCATCGTCTTCATTCCCGTATTCGTTCTTTCTCGACAGGGAGAGATATACATTCTTCGCATACGGCTCCAGTTCCATATAAGAAGCCACGACGGTATTCCCGTCAGACTTGTACTTGAACACTTTTGCTTTCATTGTTACATTTTTTTTGATTGTCCGTTCATATAATCCGTAATTCTCATTTCCAGTTCATCGTATATCCGGTTGAACAGTTCCTGGTACTCTTCCAGAAAAGCCCCGTCCGTATCGCACATGTCTTCGAGTGTCTTTCCATTTGCACGGCACAGCTCCGTATCGGCCAGCTCACAGACAATTTCGTTGAGCATCGAGCGGTCCTTGTCTTCGGGAAGCAGCCCTCCTTTTTTCAGGAGGCAGTAATTACGGATATTGATTCGCAAATACAGGTCCGCCTCTTTCCACCGTCCATCGGGAAAAAGAGAGAATGCCTGTTTCAGTCCGTCGGGCTGTCCGCCCCACCATTCGTTCAAATTGTTCGGTTCCATATTGATAAGTTTAATTGATTACTGTCTGTTTGGTTTGCCATTGCCGATGGGCGGTGATGTATTCCTGTCGTTCCTTCTCCAGTAACGCTTCTGCTTCGGGAGTGTAGCCGATAAAACGAATGTAACCGCCGTTATATCCGGTAAGCTTGCACCGAATACCGGCTTTCTCCAATTTGTCGATCCGTTTCTGAGCCAGTTTCGCGCTTGAATAATCCTTCGGCCAGAAATAATGCTCTCCGTGTGAGCCGTAATGGTCTTCTCCGAGTATCATTTCGCCGGAATGCCTCCTGTGTTCGATGAAATCGAAACGGGCTGTGCCCAACGCCTGCCTGATGGCCTTGTGTGCCGGACCTTCGGGATGCTTGAACACTTCCGGCTTGTCCTTTCCCTTGCAGTCAAGTTTCGGCAGTTCCACCTTGTAAGGCTTCCGGTAACTCCCTATAGCCAATGTCAGGTAGAAATTGGTATGGAAATAATCCGTCATCGCATCGCTGTCATCGAAGTTGTATGACATGACAAAGTCACAGACATTCAGCATCACCTCCTTGGCACGGTCTGTAAGATCGGGGTTCCGCTCTATGTTGTAGTGGTTGATATGATCCTGCACTTTGCCGGATTCCCTGGTGAACGCCTCAAAGTCCGCACTCATTAGTTTGATGTAAATGGAATTGTAGTTCTCCCGTCTGACGGAGAACTTATATCTCGGATAGGTTTCCTTTAGCCAGGTTCTCACAAGTTCTACGATTTCAGGGGCATGTTGCCCTTTGTAGTTGTGACCTTTCCAACGGTATTCATTATACACGTACTCGGTATATTCCTTTGCCGTGGCACCCGAATAGTCATGTTCATACCCGGTTGATGCGGCAGAGACATCCGGTTTGTCTTTCCAGACTTTAAAGAGCCTTTCAAACTCGGTGTTCACCTGTTGCATGATGGCAGTGTCACCACCCTTGTCCGGGTGGTGCTGCAATGCCAGACGGCGGTATTCCTTCTTCAGGTCCGCCAATGAATGTATGTTATGAAAATAAGCCATAGCTATAGGTATTTATGCCCCTGCGAGGCGGTTGATAAAATATTCCTGGTTGTCAAGGTCAAGCCCGAGGTTGCTGCACGCCATTTCGATGTCATCTTCCCTCAGGTCGTCCGCCTCTTGCAACTCGCGCAGGTACCGGATTTCAGAATCCAAGTATTCCTGCGCTTCCATATGGCTGCAACTGCATGAGTTGCTAATCTGTTCAATGATGTTAATCTGCATATTATTCGTTTTTAGAATTATACCTGTTGTAAATTTCCCGTTTATGTTCGTAGTCCCGGCTGTTCCACCATTGGTCTGCCGCATCAATGAATGTCTGCGTATTTTCTGAAGGCGGAGAGTCACAGACTTTCAACCCTGTGATTTGTTCCTTTGTTTCAAAACCGCACGACTTCCACCAACCCTGCATCTTTTGTGTGAACTCCGCCTTAGTACAGAAAAAGACCTGAACGCCACATTCTTCGCACCATTTCCCATCGCACCACAGCCCGTTATTGTCATCATGCACATATCTGATACGTTCATCCGTATTGGCGTTTATCCATGCTTGGATTTCCAACTGCCGTGAACCGCATTCTTTACAGACAAGGATGTCGGAATCGTCCGGCTCTTTTCTGAAAGCCCTGCCGTCATAGAGTGCAACGGCACGTTCCACGAGTAGTTTCTGGTTGTTTTCCGATAACTCGGCAAAGAACCGTTCCGCCGCACCGAATATGGACTTGTCCGCCAATGCGGACCATTTATCCCAGAAGTGCCGGTACATATCTCCAAATACGGCCTTGCATTCTTCCTTGCTCCAGGCGTTCCACATATAGTAGAAGAAGCTGGAGACTGCATTTTCCGCTTGATATTTCATTGTTCTTCAGTTTGTGGTTCTACTTTGCTCTCTTCCAGTTGCTGCCATACAGCCTCATACATTCCGGAAAGCCAGTCGATGTTACTGGCTCCGAGTTCGAACGGGCTGTAACATTCCACTTCATCACCGCTTTCTTTCTCTTCGGCAAGGACGGTCAGGCTGCAGTCCGTTACCCGGAGTCCTGTCACCCTGCATTCGTAGGGGGCTCCGTTCTTGCCAAACCATATCACCCAGACCGGATCATAATCCTCTTCCGGAAACCGTATCGCATTCATGGCATGGTCATGGAGCAACTGCCGTATCGCTTCGATGATGTCTTTTCGCAGTTCTTCGATCCTGTCTCCGAATACCGACATGGGGGATTTCCCGCCTCGCTGCCTTACGGAGAGAACCTGGAAGTCCGGATGACAACCGAACTTCCAGTCCGTCACTTCATCGTCATCCCGCGTTGTGTGGATGTTGCCGCCCAATACCAGGCCGCAGTCTTCCGCCACCATGCTTTCCGCTTCTTCACGGTCTTCCGCCACCACTGTATAAGTACCCTCGAAGATGTACCTTACTTTTACATCGTATTTTTCCATAATCTTCTATGATTTGATTGTTGATTAGTTGATTTTATCAGGATACAATGCGAACCGCATCTCCGAAAAAGGAGTCGTCCACCCCATATACATGCCGGACCGAACAGTCATATTTGGAACGTTCGTCATCCAGCCGGAAGCGGAAACCATGATAGTCCTTGACTTCCAATTTCAGCTTTACGTCCCGTTTCAGTTCCATTTCAAGCAGGCTTCCACCACCATACGTCGAACTGAAAAGTCCGCAACAGTTGCCTTTGGGGATAATGACCTCTTTCAATGAAAAGTCGGCTTCATACAGCTCTTTCAGGCTTACCCTGCCGATGTAAGTCAGCAGGTTCGCCCCGCAGCAGGAATTGATAAGTTCCTCGTAGAATTGTTCGTAGGAAACCTGCTCCTTGCCGTTCCGGTTCTTACGGTTCGGGAAACGCCCGTAAGCCCTGTAGCCGTGCTCTGTCAGGATTTTCTTTACTCTCGCCGGATTGAGGTTCAGGCTGTCCACCATGTCCCCGAAGTAGGATTCCTCGTACCTGTAACCGCCTTGCGATTCAAACCAGTTGGAGTTGATGCAGTCATAGTTGGAAAGCATCTCCACACGGATAGGAATGTCGTCCGTGTGCCTTACCAATTCCTTCACCACGTCCGAATCGTTGCGGCTGTAAATCTCGTCACGGATTTCATCTTCGTATTCATCGAAGAAGTCATCGACCGCTTCCCCGTCAAAGTCATGGAATACGGTACATTCCTCTTTCAGTTTCGCAATAATCTCACGGACAGCTTCCCATTCGGCATCGCTGTACCACTCGTCTGCCTTTTCCCACAAATGTTCGCGGCTCTTGCTGTCAAGGCATTTTTGAATCAGTCCGCAATGGTTGTCAAGATTGTCATTGTAGTCCGTCCATATTAGTGTATAGGCCGGTTCCATCAGGGATTTGATGAAATCCAATGTCAATGTTTTCTGTTCATCCATTTCTGTTACCTGTGTACGGCAGGATTCCTTTTCCCGTACATACCGTTATAAATGACGGAAGCGGCCTTCAAGCCGCCTCCGTGTTGTTTCCTAACCATACAGTTCCTTCACGATCTTGTCATATATTTCCTTTGCCATTTCCGTATTCCGGTTGAAGTGGAAATAAGCCGTGTATCTGTATCCTGTTCTTGGCACTCCTCCGCACTGCTGTATTGCCCTGTCTATCTCCCAGTCGATATCACCTATGCCAAGAGATATGCTTGTGCCATGCAGCATACACCGTGCGAGTTTCAATGCGGAATCTGTCTTGTCTTCCTTGCGCAACCGGTCGAAAGCCATCAGCGCGATTTGTCTGTTTGAAATCTTTATCTCTTCCATATATTTTGCATCTGTTTGGGTCAGACAATCCCGGTAAGTTGCCTGAATCGCGCAACTATTTCATTGCATTTGCTTTGGGCAAGTTCCTCATATTTTTTGCAAATGGCACAGTATGCCTTCCAAGGTTGGCCTCTAAGCTCGTGCTCGTATGAGGACCTGACCAATTCCGGATATTCTTCAAAAAGTGTCTTGAATGCTTTACGCCATTTGCGCCCTTGCCACAATCCGTTTGCTATCAATGTTATGAATTCAAACATCTGTTCGTCTGTTTTCACATCCAATGCATAAAAATGGTCTGTTGTCGGCCACACGTTGTTGGAATGCTGCCAAGTTTCTATCTGCTTGGTTTTGGCATTGTATGCCATTCTTGTAATTACCTGGTGACTCATATTGATATGTTTTTAGTTCATTACCGTATTGTCTCTTTTCCTGTCACGGCTTGCCAGCATCCCGAAATGGATGCTGAATATGCGCCGGCTGAAGCAGAGCGGCGAGTTGTATTCCACCCGTTGCCACAGGGTAAAGTGGTTGTCGGAGAATGACCATCTGAAATATCCTGACAACGAGCCGAATCGCGGGTTTGCATTCCTGTTTATCAGGAACCTGTTCACATCCACGATGTGCCCTGCCGTCAGGAGAATGTTCAGTATCTCCACAAACGCCATTTGCGAATAGGGGTCAACCGGCATTACCGGTCCTTTGAAGTTGATTTCCATCTTGTATATGTTTATATGCTTTAATCGTAATTGTCATCGAATACCTCGAAGCGGGGAATACCCGTGTCGAAATAGTTGCTTGATATGCCCGGACAGTACAGCAGGCTGTCATCCCCGCTGTCCGGGCAAGGCTCATCGTCGATATAGGCCGCATTTCCATAAAGTTCGATATAGTGCGCCACCAGCAGGTGCGGGTCTTCCGTACTGATGTCATGCCCGTAACGGTCACACCAGTCGAAGAAGCAATCCTTGTCGGGTTCCTCCAGCTGTTCCATCGCCTCCCTTATCTCGAAGAAGTTGGGACACAGCCATTCCCGGTTGATGAGCAGGTCCGGGATTTCCTCCCATTTCGTGTACCTGTATTCCGGAGTTTCCTCTTCGGGGAACAGTTCGGAGCAGGTGCACAGGAATTCCCCCATGTCGCCGAAGTCGGACATTTGCAGCAGGTTGTCTTTTTCCTGCCCCATGTCTATGAGATGCTGCGTGGTCACTGCCACTTCTGCCTGATTCAAGTCCATGATATTCTTCATTATAGTTTATGATTCGGAACCGGGGATTTCATTCCACAGGCTCCAAAAGGTCCGCACCCCGGCAGTGCAGGTTTTTTCGGGAAAATACCGGAGCCTCCGGCGAGGATGATTTTCCCGAAAACCGCTTGCGGCATGACCTTGCCCTGCCGGTAAGGGGGCGGGCTACCTTTGCCTGTGGAATGGAATCTGCGGTTTCTCATTTGTTTTTCCATTTTTCAGTTCATGATGCGCTGGCTTCCCCAGCTGATGTGTATCTTGCCTTCGCTGTCCCGTTCCCTGACCAGCAGGCTCTCGATGACGGACATGGTGACGTCGAACTCCTCGAAGATTTCCGACTGTTCCTTTACTTCGCCCGTCTTGATGAACTCGTTCAGCCGCTCTTTGGTAAGCACCAGCGCCATCAGGTTCTGCTCCACGGAGTCCTTGTAGGTGACATAATGCACGTCCTTCAGCTCTTTGGAGTCGAGACGGATGAAACGGAAGTAGAACTGCTCCATCTTCGGGATGTTCCATTGCAGGGATTCAAGTATCACGTCGTTGCAGGTGGGTATGTTCACCGAACTGCTCAGGCTCTGCTGCGTGCATACCAGTATGCCGTTGATGGTGGAATCGAACTCCGTCACGATGCTTTGCCGTTTCTTGAACGCCACGTCTCCCTTGACCACAAATACGGGACGGTCAGGAAAACATTCGCGAAGACGGCTCTCGTAAAGGTCGAATGCGGCTATGGACGTGCAGCCGACAGCCACCTTGCCGGGTATCTTCCGTACCAGCCTTTCGATGTACCTTGTCTTGTTCGGAATCCCGTCTCCGGAATAGCCCTCTATCAGGTGTGGGACGGAGCAGGCCTTGATGAGCAGCTTGATCTGGCGCATAAGCCGGAGTCCGGCATCCTTCTTTGCATCCCCCGTGCTGTTGTAATACAGTTCGCAGATGCGGCAGAACTCCTCGATGATGACACGGTAAACCTCACGCTCGCCGTCGGACGGGCTGACGGTATGTGTCCGTATCTTGTATTTCTCTCCTGCAAAGTCCCTGAACTTGCGTGTAATGACGGTCTTCCCGATAAGGCCGGCCAGCTCCTCCTTGTTATAGACATCCTGGTTCTGTTTCTCAATGCCGAACACGGTGGATTTCCCCGGACAGTGGCAGGCACGGAAAAGCACATGCCCCCTGAAAGCGGGGAACGGCTCACCATAGTGCGGATTGTTATCTTCCTCTATCTCCTTGTCCCTGCTCTCGTGGTACACTCGACTGCTCCAACAGACCATGTTTATGGAATTGTTATACAACAATTCAAACTGGCTGTACAGTTCGGCGATGTTGTTGCGTGTGGTCGTACCGGTGTCGAGTATCTTGTATTTGAGGCGGCGGAAGAGACCGAGGATATGCCTTGTACGTTGTGACGACGGGTTGGTTATCTCGTCCGACTCGTCGAAAACAAGGCACAGTTTTCTTGAACTGCGTTTGACAAACCTTGCCATGCCCCGTTTCAGCTTGCCGAGCATGGAGGTGGATAGGACGAGGAACACGCCTTCCGGCACAGTTTCCAGGTCGGCATTCTTCCTTGCCACCCGGAACTGTTCCCTGTTTATCGAGAGGAAGGGTATCCATGTCATATTGGTGGCGATGGCAGGAGCCAGTATGATGACATTCCGTACTTTGCGGAATTTGAGCAGGTATTTGGCACGATGGTACACGGCGGCTGTCTTGCCCGAGCCTTGCTGCCAGTTCAGCAACGCGTGGCGTTTCTGCAAGACGAGGTTCAGGTCGTGTTTCTGGAGCGTGGTAAACTCGCAGGTCTCGCCGTCCTTGTTGATGAATGCACACCGGTCCAGGTATTCTTTCAGCCTGTCATCTTCCTCCATTTCCGGGAACTGCCGGTTCTGCATTTCATATTCTCTCCGTTTGCGTCGTATCAGTTTCTCCGCCGCACGGATTTGATGCATGTTCTTTTCTGTCGGCACTTCCGGTATGGGCAGTTCGGCACGCTCCAGCACGAGGTCGTTGATACTCGCCGCCTTGTGCGGAACTTTGTCAAGGAGTCGCGGAGCATATTGTTTCAGTTTGAAGCCGTATGAGGTCTTCACCAATGCCACTTCCTTGCGAGGTACGGTATTTTGCGAGGTGATGTACCTGCGGATGACGGCAAGCACTTTCTTCGGGGTCAGCTTGTTCTTCTCCCATTGCTCCACCTGCTCCCGCGTGGCGTTCTCAGGCGGTTTCTGGTTACGGAACTTCGTGACCAACGCTTCCGCCTTGTCTATATGTTTGTTCAACTTGGCGTGCGCCTTCAGCTCGTACAGGTACTTGGCAAGTTTGTACTCGAACAGCTCAAGTTCTTCCTTGTCGATCCGGTTGGTTTCGCGCATCAGGTCGAAACGCAACCGGTGTTTCATCGCCCTTGCCTCGCCGATGCGCTTTTTCAGCTCGTCCGCCGTTATGAATTCCTCCGCGTTGTAAGCCTGCATCTTGATGTGGCCCGATTTACGGAGAAATACCATGATTTTCGTATTGAAGTCATGGACTCCGACTGCGGCAAAGGCTGACGGGGCCAACTTCGTCTGACCGACAAATGAGAAATTGCCGTTTATACCGGTTATCCGTGTCTTCTCCCAGAACTCGCTCTGCATGAAAGAGCATGGCACGATGACCATCAGGATTCCTGCCGGATTAAGCACATCGTAAGCCTTGTCCATATAGTATTCCTGCGACAGTTTGTAGTCGAACTTCAAGTTAAAAGGAGGATTGCCGATGATAACATCGAAACGTTGTTCCGGATAGTATTGCCGGATGTCGCATTTCTCGATATGGGCTTCCGGGTAGAGGTATCGTGCGACAGACACGGCCTTGCCGTCTATGTCGAAGCCGTAGGCATTATGCGGGTTGGGCAGATGGTTGAAGAAATTGCCCATACCGCAACACATGTCAAGAACCATTTCGGATGAGACAGGACACAGCATATCCACCATGTCCCGGCATATTTCATGCGGGGTGAAGAACTGTCCCATCTCGAACTCCTTCTTCGCCTGGGCATACTCATGGTAGTTGGCAAAGTCGGACTGTTTGAGGTTGTGCAGCCCTCCGATACCGGTATAGCAGTTGTAGATGCTCTCCGCCGGAATGAGGTCCTTGCCGGAGTCTATGGCGAAAAGTATCTTCTCGTTGACTTCGGCACGCATACCTTGCGGTATCTGTTGGGGGATGATGGCATACATGACTTTATCTGTTTATCGTTAAAAATGAAAACACCCCGCAAGGATTGCCTTACGGGGTGCTGTGTAAATCTTATCATGGTCAGTTTTCTCTTAGGGTGATTTCATCCAGATGCAGACGCTTGAAACAACTTTCGGCTGCCGCACTGTCCTTGAACCGGACATCGATACGTCCGTTCTTGTAGAATCGGATTTGCTCGGCATTGGTGGTCGTAAGGTCGTACCAGTCTGTGACAGAAATGTCGTTGTCATCAAAACGGATAATCATCTTTGAATTTCCATTCAGTATGTCATCCGCACCGTAGGCAATGCCGGCACACAGGGTTTCCAGTTCTCCGCCGTAGTTGTAGGAGATTCTGTTCCTTTGGTTGTATTGCATGGAAAAATCGTCGAAACGGATGATTTCGGGAAAGATTATCTTGTCCTTCTTCAACTCCGTCTTGACTTTGCTCCAGTATGCCGGTCTGACAACTTTGTTCAGGCGTGCGAGCAGTTCTTCCACGGCCGTTTCCCGGAAACTCTTGCCGCCCAAGTGTTCGATGACTACATCTACATATGTGTCATAAACAGGACGGAAGCCCATCGGAAGGGTTTTTTCGTCTATTTTATACTCAGGAACCGACACTTTGTAAGTCCTGTTGAAATAAGAAATGATGCGGTTCGCAAAATTCGCGTTGGCGTTTCGGTTCTTATCTACCAGATCGTTAATCAGATCAAACGGTTTGAACTCGTTGTGTGAATAGTCTTCCCTGTCGTTATGGTAAGTGTAGAAATCACGCATGGAAACCTTGCCGTTTTCTTCGTAATGGGACTTACGTTCGGCTTGGTATTGTTCGGCTTCTTCCTTGAAGACGGCGTACCAGCGGTCAATCTGGTCGAGTGTCTTGTAAAGCAGGTTTTGCTGCGTCTGGCAATAGACACGGTCCTGTTCCGTAATCTTGTCCTCGTTTCTCACTTGTACGCTCAGAATGCCTTGAAGCAGGTCGGGAGCGTTGCCGGCCTTGGGTGCTGTTGTCGTTTGCATATCTGTTAGGGTTAAATGTTAAAAATTATCCGGTTTAATCCGGTAGAAATAAGTGATGTGCTTTTCCATGTCCTTGACTATCTTGACCTGCTCGGGATGGAAGTTGAGCCTCCGTTCTTCGGCAGGGGCATCAACCTTCTCCCATTCGGCGGATGGCAGGAACACATATTCCCGACGGAAACACCATAACACGATTTGATTATCCCAATTTCCCTTGAACACCGTTCCTTCGTAGTCCTTCAGGAACTGCCGGAACTCGGCTTCGTCCCGGAAAGCGATGTCAAAGCCTTGATAGAGATTGCCGTTTTCCGATTCCTCCCTTTTGTGTAGGTAGAACTTCCGGTAGGTCTCGGTCGTGAAATCTCCATACCTGGGATTGGGTTCGGCATAAAACCATAACGGTACCTTAGCCAGAAATGACACCGAACCGTTGGCGCAAGCACCGCAATGCCCCCATTCCTTGAATACCCCTTCCGTCCATTTCAGGAATTTCAGTTCCTCCGGATTCACGGAATGGAATGCGCCTCCGCTGACACTCAGACGAATATTGCCGTCCTCTTCCCACACGAAAGGCACATACGGCTGTTCGCATACGGAAAGATATCCTTCTTTTGCACTCCTGCTGTCAATAAGGGCGTTTCCGTAATAATCCCCGTGTTCGGTTACATATACCAGCCTGTCTCCAATTTGAGGTGTAATTTCGGAGCGTGTCCGCTCAATGAGTTCAACATAACTGTTGGCCATATCCACATCTTTCTGTGTCAGCCAATGCTGGTGGTCGTATGAAACATTCCGCTCTCTGAGTGTTTCGATACTGTACTTTTCTTTTGTTACCTGCTGTGACATAACAATTTATTTTTAGTGATCCGGCTTTTCGGGGCCGGAGTTCCCGTAACTACAGGCCATAAAAGGTCGTGTCCCGTACATGCAAGGTTGGCGGGAAAAATACCGCAAGCCCTCCGGGCGAGGATGATTTTTCCACGACACCCGGAGGGCTTGACCTTGCTTGTACGAACAGGACACGGGTTACCTTTGCCTGTGAGTTACGGGGATTCGGCTACGGTATGGCTGTCATGTCCGCTGTATATGTTTCTTGAAATGACCGTGATATTTTATGCCCGAAAATTACCGGCAATCACGAAAAAATGCTACCTTTGCATCAAGAAAAAAGAGTTATTTGAAAGCATGAGGAATATAGTGATTCTAAACAGCTTGGAATTTTCTTATCCGTTGCCCGTTCTTATGCGAGTTTTCTACAAAGCGTTGATAATCAAATAAGATACTTCAGATTACAACAAATATAAAAAAACTTCCCGAATCCTGTCTTTTTCAACCCGTGTATTTTGGATTATTTAGCCTTTCACAAGACATAACCGTCTTTCAGCCTTTCGACATTCATCCGTTCGGGATAACCGGTCGGCATTGGCCCCGTTCATTGTCTGCTGTCTCCACCCGAACAATCCTTCCCGACGGGTCCGGTTTCCGGAGGACGGTGCATCGGACGATGACGGAAGAAACGGGTAACGGTTGTTTTCTCTTTTAGTGTTTCTATTCGTTGTTCTGGAAGGAAGGTATCCTGTGTTATATTGTCCCGGTAACATCTGCATCTCTTCCCTTAAAACAGAAAATTTTCCCGGACGGCGCACGCCGTCTGCACTGTATGGTTTCTTTTTTGGTATCTTTTTTCTTTGCTTCAAAGAAAAAAGTACATCTTCTTTTCTTGTTATATTATACTATATCTTGTACTCATTGTACTTTCGTACAACCTTCCGCTCAGGATATTTGTACGAAAGTACAAGTTATTCGTACATTTGAACAACACCCATTTCCGCCACCTGTTTTTTTCGTGATTCCGGGACTGAAACGGCAAAGTACAAAAAAAACGCCGAAGACTCGGCGTTTTTTATACGGACAAAAATCATCTCACGTCTTTATCGCTTCCCGGAGGTCGGGAAGACGGTCCTCTTCAATGTCCGCACTTCATTGTCGGTTACGGAGGCCACTTCCCTGCCTTCGGTCCCGAATACCCTGTCACAGAACTCCCGCAGTACCGTGTAGCTCGTGGTGGAGGAGATGATCTCGACCAGCCTGCCGTATGCCGTCCGGTTCCACACGTAGTCGTAGCGGCCGTCCACGGGAATTCTTTCCAGCAGTCCCATGCGGACAGTCTTGCGGACACATCGCTCGAAAGCGCGCCGTCCCATTCCGGTAACACCCAGATGTACATTCAGACCGAAGGTGATGTCCGCTCCCGACATCCTGAGCCGGTCAAGGTCGGCCATATAGGCCATGAAGACAGCCTCGCATGGGCCGAAGCCCATGACAAGGCCCTTGTAGACCTGATAAAAATAAGCCTGTACTTTTTTCATTGTTTCTCCTTTGAATTTTGTTTAACCTCTTCCGTCTCTTCCCGTATTGCCTCGTTGAGATAGCAATGCCGGATTTTCCGGTTGATCATCGGCTTGTAGACGGTGTATCCCAGTTTTTTGGCATAGCGGCCCACGGTAACCCTGTTTGCCACCTTGCCCGTGTTTTCGATAAGATGCGTCGCCATCTCGTCGAATGTCATTCTTTTTTTTAACTTCATACTGCTTGTCAAATGGTTCTTTGGATAAGGTTAGCACCAACCGGTACGAATTGTTTGCAACCAGTATGAATTAACATTAAAAAAAGAACCGGACGGCAAATGCCCTTTGAGGAACTAACGGGTTGATACTGTCTTGCATCCGCCCTCCGGGTTCTTTCCTATTCGGTCATCAGGCGGATAATCTCCCCGATGACCGCGTCATTCCTTTCGTCCAGCCACTCCCCGGCGACATTCCACGGGAGTGAGGAGCCGAACTTCAGGTTCTCCATTGTGATGGTATGGTACGAGAGCCTGCCCTCGGTCGGTTTCAATCCGGCGTCGTGCAATTCGCACAGCCCGTTCCGGAAGAAGGTGCAATGACCGTCCACCTGCCGGGCCTGCACCATCGGCACCGCGTAAGGAAGATATCCCAGGACCAGCCCCACGCCCCACAAGGTGGGCGCAAGCCGTTCCCTGTATCCGGCTTCCAGCAGGCGCAGGATATCCTCCGGCGTGCCGAGGCACGGTGTTCGGCACTGCGCCCGGCACAGGGGGCACCGGCACTCCACGGGCTTGCGTCCCGTTTTCCTGATAATGCGTTGCAAGGCCGTTTCCATGATCAACGGTATTCGGGGTGTTTCTTCCACCACAGTTCGATGATGCACTCGCGTCCGGCCGGCGTCCAGCGTTTGCGGGAGCCGAAGGTGAAGACCTCGCCCCGGTCGTTTTTCCACGTGTAGGGCACGTCGCATTGCCAGGAACGGTACGCCGGCAGCACGACCCACTGCTGCTTGCTGTACATGCATATACCCTCCTCGTGAAGGAACCGGTGCAGGTCTCGCGACGAGGTGTTGAGCTCGTCGGCGATGCGGGTGCTCTTGAACCACTCGCGTCTTTCCACGAACTCGTCGTAGAAAGCCGCCTTGGGCAGGAATTCCCGCACGGCCTTGCGCAGTTCGCCGATCAGGGAGAGTGCCCCCGCCATGTCTTCCGGGACGGGATGGTTCAGGCACGGCGGCTCGACGGCTTCCGCCGGATACTGTACAGTCTTGCGGAGCACCCGGCCCGCCGTCAGCATCCCGATCTTCTCCACGCACCATTCGGCCAGTCCCGTATCCGGCGCTATCCAACGTGCCAGCGGCACGAGCAGCGGCGCTTCTATCCAGGTGGCGCCGTTGCCACGTCCCCGCGTGGTGAAAAGCTGGAACTCGTAACGGTCCGTCTGTCCGGTGCGGGCCAGCTCGCGCCGCAGGTGGTCGGTGGCCGCGATGCGGAGCCATTCGGAAGGAATCTTCCCGTAACGCATCGTGATCTGCGTGGCGTTGACCATCAGCTTGTCGCCGGCCTGCCGGAATGTCACCGGGAAATCCTCCGCGAAGTGACAGACGGTGTCCGCCTGCCGTTGCGGGTGCAGGTTGCCGGCCTCCAGCTCGAACAGCCGGTTGCCCCACGCTTCCAGGTCGTCGAACAGGTCACGGGGTAAAATACTCTCCTTGCGGACGGACTGCAGGAGCCGCCTCATGTCCGAGGGGCGGAACGTCCACAGCTCATGACCGCCCTTGCGCAGCGGCATACGGATGGCGGACGGACATATCCGGGCGATGTCGCCCTTTTTAAGCATCTCTTCACGCTTGAGTATGCCGCACACGTCATCCGCCGATATGTACAGCATCCCGTCATGGTTCCGTAACACGCGTATGGCCGTGTCACGGAACGGAACTTTTCTGTTTTCTTTCATGATCATTTCTCTTTTTCGTCGTTATCGTTTTTCTTCCTATGGCGTAACACGCGCTTGTGCGCCATCTGCCGTACCGAATAGTAGGTACGCTTCTCCCCGCACAGCGCATCATAGTCCTGCAGCTGCAAGACGCCGAGGTCGTCCATCTCTATCTCGACATCCGGGTGCAGATGCCGGAAATAGAGTCCGCCGCTGCAGATATACTTGCCCGTACAGCAGAACGAAATTGCCTGTAAGTTACCTTTCGTCAGATCCGCCGCGCTATGAAGCGAGCGAATGATGGCGACGAGAACCTGAGCCCCGTTGAAGACAAGTACCGTCTTCGGCCGCTTAAAATTGCTACGTCTCATAATTCTTAAAAATTAGTGTTAATTCCTCGCGCGTAAATCTAAGGCCGGCCGCTTTGGCCAGCCACGTGTCCGAAACAGATAGACCGTCGGTCAGCATCTCCGAGAGGCGTTCGAGCATGTAGGCGCCGAAGGCGGGTTCGATGTAAACGACGAACAGCAGAGCCAGACTTTCATCAATTAACAGGTGTCCCGATGCTTCATCCCGGACGACAAGGTCTTCCGTGTCTATTCCGTATATTTCCGTGAGCGCCGCGATCCAGTGGTGGAAGGCTGCGCGGAACTCTCGGACGTTGTGCCGCCGCTCGTCACCCCGGCTGCGGATGAAGTGCGTGGCGTCGAAATAGTACGGTCCGTCGCCGTCCTGCGATGTTCCGAAAAGCAGGTCGGGGAATTCCTTGTACCGGACTTGCCGGCAAGGAACCGTGAGGGTTTTCATTTTCTCTTTTTCATATCGCTAATTTGTTAAAAATTGAATGCAAATATATATATTCCGACCATAAAGATAGTAATAAAATGGCGTTTATTTTCAGTTTTAGACTAAATTATTATCGTTGATAATTAGCAGATTATGGTATTTTTTACACGTAAAATCTGTATATTTTAGAGTAGCCTTTCCGCCTGACACCCAAACAGAAAAATCCCACCTTTCCATATACTTTTTTCCGGGACAAACTTTACCCGGAAAAGACCGCTACTCTTCAGGTAAAACCATGGGCAAATGACGACATCCGACCATTCATTCAACGGCGAGTTGCTGGAAAGTATCTTCCGGACCTCGAAAAAGACCATACAGGAGTATGTCCGCGAGATCGAGCGTGACAACCGTTACCGGTCCTTGCGCCGGGACGTGACGCTCGGGTGCATCCTCGATGACCGGGCACGACTCATCGACCTGTACGACGCCTGCCTCCAGCAGGACGCGCATATCCGGGCCGTCATCGAGACCCTGGAGAGCCAGATCCTGGGCGACCGATACATGCTGGCCCGTATGAACGGGAAAGGGAAGTACGTCAAGGACGTGGAGCAGACCCGGAAGATCCAGGGTACCCAGTTCGACAAGATCATCAAGGGTATCGTGGAATCCAAGCTTTACGGCTACACACTGTTGGAGGTCATGCCCGGCCTCGACCCGAAAACGGGCAAGCTCGCCGAGGTGAACAGCATCGAGCGGCGCAACGTGCTGGCGGACCAGCGTATCGTCCTCAGACGCCAGGGCATCTGGGAGCCGCACTGGGATTTGCGTCACGCCGCCTACGCGAGACATTATATCCTTATCAACTCCGGTGACCTGGGGCTCTTCTCGGCCACGACGCCGCTGATCCTGGCCAAGAAATTCACCGTCGCCAACTACGTCAACTTCTCGCACACGTACGGGCAGCCCATCATTCACGGCAAAACTGTCTCGGAGAGCAACACCGACCGCAAACGGCTGGCGAATGAAATCGCCAACGCCGCCCAGAACAAGGTGGTCGTTACGGGTATCGAGGACGAGGTGGATATCAAGACCTTCACGATGTCCAACTCGGAGAAGATCTACACGGGGCTCATAGACTTCGTGAACAGGGAGGTCTCGAACCTCGTGCTGGGCTCAGAGTCGATGGCCGGTGGCATGCAGTCGTACGTGGGTTCCACGAAAGCCCACCAGGACATCTTCCGCGACCGTATCGAGGTCTACCGCCGGTATATCGAGAATATCATGAACGAGGAGGTCGTGCCTCGTCTGGTGGCGATGGGATACATCCCGGACGGTCTGGAGTTCAAGTACTCGAACCGCATCGAGATGAACAACGAGGACCGCATCAAGCTATACCAGCTCATCACGGACAAGTACGAGGTGGAGGCGGACGAAATCGAGAGGGAATTCGGCATCAACGTCGGAAAACAGCTCAACGTGATACCCGGGGGTGTTTACGGCGCCGGGGGCGTGCCGGTCGGCGGCAGCGGCAACGACCGCCATATCATGTCCGACGAGGAGTATTACAAACGCTACGGGCACCCGCGGGGCGTGAAGGTCGCAAATTTTCTGCGGGGAGCGAAGTGACGGCCCGGCTTCCGCTCCCCGGTATTCTTACGGCAAGGGACGAAAAAACAGATACGCGGAAAGAGTATGAAGTAATTCGGGAAGCGTTCCGCAGGCTGATATTCAACTGGGAGAACGGTGCCGAACGTCGGGATATCATCGGGGACATCATCACGCTGCGCTGCTCGTTTCTTATCGACAGGGCCCTGAGCGGTCTTCGGATAGATTTCGACAAGGCGCTGGACATCCTGCGCGGTCACAATGAATTCACCACGGAGCGGGAGCGCCGGCAGCGGGACATACTTCTGGCCGCCATCGACAACCTCGTGGACTTCGCAGCCTCCGGGGAGATCGCCCTACTGAAAGAGCTTCCCGAAGAACCGCAAGTTGAAGAAATCGCCGCATACGAGTCCCTGTGCGAGCGTTACAACCTGATCTACGCCGCCCGGGAGAACGACCAGGTACTGTTTGCCGCCTCGATGGCGGCTTGGTGGCTGACCATAAGCCCCGAAACCGTCGTGACCTACATGACGCAGGGGGACGAGCGTGTGCGGCCGTGGCATCTCTCGCTCGAAGGCATTTCCTACCGTAAGTCGGAGTTCCCGCCGGAACTGATTCCCCCTATCGAATGGGGGTGCCGCTGCTTCCTTGTCGCGGACGGGTTCGCGTCGGTATACGGGGCGCTCCCCGCCGCCGGAGAGTACCGCCGGTACGTGGATCCCGTTTTCCGGGAGAGTCTGGCCACGGGCGGCAGGATCTTCTCGCCGGCTCACGCCTATTTTGCCGGGCCGCTGCCTGAATATGTACAACAGATTGTAAAACGCATAAAAGAAAAGTTCAATCATGCCCAAGATAACGCTTGATGAATTCTGCGCCCAATGGGTGAAAGGAAAATGGACAACCGCAATGGCCAGCCGTCTCGAGAACAATGTATTCAACTTCGCGACCGTGGCCGGGGACTATGCCAAACAGCAGTTCGGGGCATCTTTCCCCGCCGGAGGATTCTGCGGCGGGGAGAAATGGGCGCCACGCACTTCCCGCTGGGGCAAGAAGTTCACCCATCCGGTGATGAATGACACGGGGACACTGGCCCGGAGCATGAAGGGGGAAGCCAAGCGTGTCGATATTGTCGGACGCCGTGCCGACCGGACGCGTATTTTCCGCAAAGGTGCCTACTACTGGATTTATACCACCGAAAAGAGCACGCCGGTACGGGGAAAACGGGGCCGGAAGACGGACCGTTACAAGAACTATGCCGCCGTGCATAATACCGATCCGGGATTCGGACTTTACACCGTGAACCAGTATTCGTCACGGCGTCCCGTACACCGGCCCTTCATCGGTTTCTCCCCGAAGATAGACAGCCATATCGCCTCGCATTTCATCGACATGATATTTGAAGGATTCCCCAAGACATGATCAAGGACAAGCACCCCATTGAACCACCACGGCAGCCGGTCCCCGTGCCGGTGCCGGACAGCCCTCCGGAGGAAGTCGCGGAAAATCCGTTCGTGAACATCTACCACGCCGTGCGGCGGGCCATACTCACCGTGCGGGAGGACCCCGACGACCCGTTTTCGCCGCCGCTGTTCAGAACCGTCGCCATTGACAACGGCCAGTTCGCCCGTATCGTGCGCGGTGAGAACACGGAGTACGAGACGGCGTTCCCCGCTGTGTTCATCCATTTCGTCAATATCCGCTATCTCGTGCAGCAGCAGCGTATCGGCGAGGGGCGTGCCACCATGCGTGTAAGGTTCATCCTCGACACGCTCAACAACTCCGATCCGGACCACGAGTGCGACCCCTTCATCGTTTTTCAGCGCCTGAACGTCGCCATCCAGGACGCCAAGGATCGGGAGCCTGCACTTGGCGAGCGGTGTAACCTCACCTATTTCGACATGCCGCAGACGACCAACATGCTGCAAGCCTACTGGATAGACTACGAGGTATGGTTCCGCGAGTCATCGGCATGGCGCTACCGGAACTGGGTGGAACGTTACCTCGTGATGCCGCCTTTCACACAGCATGCCGACGCGCCGGAGCACGACACGGCAGGACACGGACATCATCCCGAACCGGCGTATGACGAGGCGGCGGGGTTCGGACCCTCCGTGGAGGTGGATGAGCCGGACACGGATGGGGACGAAGGCGACGAAAATCCATAAAAACGGGGCCGGCGGCAATCTTTTTTATCGGGTAACTCCTACGCTTACAGAAAAGACATTCAAACGGGAAAAGATGAAGACGACATTACAGACATTCGATTACAACGACTACCCGGTGACCTTTGAGGTCGGAGAACGGCAGGTGACGGTCAATGCCTCCGAGATGGCCAAGCCGTTCCGCAAGCAGCCCAGCGACTGGACACGGTTAAAGCAGACGGAGGAGTTTCTCCGCTCGTTATCAGCCGTTCGGGGGATTCCCCGAACGGAACTGGTACAGGTCATCCGGGGCGGCAACGGCATTCAGGGCACGTTCTTCCACGAGGACGTGGCGCTGGAATTCGCCCGCTGGCTATCGCCTATTTTCGCTATCTGGTGCAATGACCGCATCAAGGAGCTGCTACACTACGGCATGACCGTGAGCCCCGATCCAGTCTCACGTGCTGCCGAAGACCCGCGGTTTGTCCTGAAAGTCGTGGAGCAGCTGTGCGACGGATATGCGGAAAGCATCGCCCTGCGGGAAGAGAACGACCGGCTGCTCGATACGTTGGAGGCCCAGATGCACAAAGTGGAGTTCTATGACAAAGTGCATGGCAGCCGCAAACCTGACGATAAACGGATTTACCGTATTTCACAAATCGCCGCGGAACTCGGTATGACGGGTGCGGAACTCAACCGCATCCTGCAGGAAAAGGGCATACAACGCCGTTGCGGGCATATCTGGATACTGACACCGGAGTACGACGGCAAGGGGTATACCCGCAAGCGCACCTTCCAAAACGGGTTTGACACCTCGGGGGAACCGCTCTATTGCACGTTCACGGTCTGGACATCCCAAGGGCGGGATTTTATTCTGAGCCTGTTCGAATGACCGGAAAACGGCAGGACAAAAACACCCGGAACGGGAGGCGGACACCTCCCACTTTTTGTTTTCAACCTTTCGGGCGTTCCTCCGCTACTCTTATCCAAAAGACAGTTCTCATGGACATTAATACACTTGAATACGTCGTCGGCGAGGCGAAAACGGGCGAGCCGGCCGTCATCCGTTTTTTCGGGTGCGTGACGAAAGAGACGACTTCCCGCTTCAACGACGAGTTTGACTTTCTGGAAAACATCGTCCGGCCCTCGTGCATCCGCGTGCTGATCAACTCCGAGGGCGGCAGCGTGCTTTACGGCATGTCCACCTATTCGACCATCGCCAATGCGAAGGTCGATACCGAATGCGTCATCGAGGGTATCGCGGCGTCGATGGCCTCCATTATCTGGGCGGCGGGTAAACGCTCTCTGATGCGTGACTACGCCATACTGATGATACACAACCCCATGTTACCCGGTGATGATACGGATGACGGCGTGTCCGATATGGTGCAGGCTTTCACCAGACAGATAGAGACCATTTACCGCAAGCGTTTCGGTCTGAAAGCGGAACACGTCCGTGCCATCATGAACGGGGAGGCTGGTAAGGACGGTACCTACTTCGACGCCCCGGCGGCCGTCAAAGCGGGAATCATCCCGGCGGAGAACGTCATCCGCACCTCGAAGCAGCTGTGCGAGAAGGTACATGACGAGATAGCCGCCATGACCGACACGGCCTCCATACAGGAACTGATGAGCAGGATCTCGGCTGAAAATAAACTTTTCGAGACAGAGGGGACTACTCTTAATCAAACGGAAAACAATATGGCAAACGAAAACAAGACACAAGGTTTCGAGTATGGCGCGATTGCCGCCTCACTCGGTATGAAGGATAAGGAGGTCAAGGACGTCATGGCCCGCATCTCGGAACTGGCGGCGTTGGAACCCAGGTACAAGGAGTTGGAAAAATCGCTCAGCGACGCCCAGACGGTCATCGCCGGCAAGGAAGCCGCGATACAGAACCTGCAGAAGGACCTCTCGGCAGCCACGGCACAGCTCGCGTCCTTCCAGAAAAAAGAGAAGGAGGAGCAGGCCTCACGCATCGAGACGCTCGTGGAGAACGCCATCACCGAAGGTAAGATCGGCCGTGAAGCGAAGACCCAGTGGGTGGAGATGGCCACCTCGAATTTCGCTCTCGCCGAGAGCACGCTGGCCTCCATTCCCGTCCGGGAAAAGATATCGGAGGCCATCGCCACCGACACGGGAAACGTGCAGGCGGCAGCCGAAGCGGCCAGGACCGCCGAACAGCTGATGGCCGAGAAGGTCACGGAAGTCGTGGGCAAGAACTTCGAGTTCCGCAAGCTGGGATAACCGGTCTCGCGTGAACTTCCCGAAACTTGTAATTTTTTTTATAAACTGACATGCCGGGGGCATCACGCCTCGCGCGGGGAACGGTCCGCCAGTCGGCTGAGATTCATTCGTGAAACAAGTAAACTCATTCGACAATGGCAGATACTGTAAACTTTCTTCAGAACGGTTACTCCGGCGAGGTGCTGGAAGACCTTCTGACCTATACCGTGCAGGGTAACGACACGGTGCGGGAGGGCCTTATCCATATCAAGACGGGCATCCAGCACCGCTACACCCTTCCGGCCATCAAGCTGGGCAACGTCATCCAGGACAATATGCCGACCCCGCAGCCCATCCACGGCGCCAAGGGCGACGAGGGGTTCAACGAGTACCGGCTCACCGAGCGTTACCTCGAACCTTCGGATTTTATGATCTATGTGGAATTCAATCCCCGTGACTACGAGAAGTACTGGAAGTTCGCGCAGCCGGAGGGCAACCTCGTCTTCCGCGAGCTCGACCCGAAGATTCAGGCCACCATGCTGCGCCTGCTGATAGAGAAGAAGAACGAGTACATCGGAAACGCCATCTGGACGGCGGCAAAAGGCGGCGAGACGGTGGCCAAGATCACGGAACCCGCCGGCTGCACGAAGATCGGTGCCAACCGTGAGAAGTATTTCGACGGGGTCATCAAGCGCATCCTCGACAACGTGAACGCCACGGATGCCGAGACCATCGCCGGCGGGCAGTGCGTCGTCTCGGGAACGACCGAGCTGACGGACGGAGCGGCGGTCGAGGCGGCCCTGTACGCCATGTGGAAAAAGTGCCCGAAACAGATCCGCAAGAAGACCTCGCTGGCCTTCATCATCGGATGGGATGCCTGGGATGCGTACGACCAGTACATTTCCGACAAGCAGGTCAAGTACTCGGAGAATACCGAGGTGAACAAGTACCGTTTCAAGGGCAAGCGCATCATCCCCATCGTCGGCATTCCCGAACATACGATGGTGCTGGGCGAGTTCTCCACGGGCATGGACTCCAACCTCTGGATGGGCGTGGACTACGCCAATGACACGGATGTCCTGAAAATCGACCGTCTGCAGGCGAATTCCGAGCTCTTCTTCTTCCAGATGAGGATGAAGATGGACGTGAACATCGTCCGCCCGGCAGAAATCGTCGTGCATACGGCCTACAAGAAAACCGCATAAACCGATATTCCACCTTTCATCTGATTTGAATGTCTCACCCGGGGGGCGGAGTCGAAACCCCGCTCCCCAAATTTTATCCGACAATCATGGCAAAGAAAATCAATACGGAGGAGAAGCCCCGGACTGAAACGGATGATGCCCTGCAAAATGAAGCGGCCGGTACGACCGGAACACCGGACGGCACGGCACCCGGGCATCCCGGAGCAACGCCGGACCGGTCCGAAACAGCACCCCCGGCAGAGCCGGAGAGACCGGAGGAAGAGAATCATCAGGGAACGCAGGCACCGGACGCCCATGCACTCGGGCTGCTGAAAAAGTTCCCGGCTTATCCCTCGCTCTATATCGACGCCCACGGCGGGACTTTTTCTCCGGATACGCCGGAGTCCATCCGCGGCGGGGCAGCGCTGTATGAGAATCCTTTTTACAACCAGCTTAAAGACCAATCATAACTTATGGCACTCGGAAATGTTTTCATCAAGGACGTGGACGGCAACATCCCGTACGATACCGGCTTCTCCAACGAGAAGGTGACGGGACTTCTGTTCGACGTGTCGTTACAGCCGACGCTCTTCACCGAAGGGTACGGCAAGACGAACGGGTCGAAACTCAAATTGGGCGACGTGTGTTACATCACCTCTTTCAAGTCCGCCGTCAGCGACTTCGGTATCATCGAGCGTGTGGAGGCGACCGGGGAGGAAGAGGCGAACGTGAATTTCCTGCACGGTATTCCGGCCTACCACATCCGGGAGTTTTTCCGCATGTCGGGCAGCGTGAACGGCACGGGCAGGCTCTACGTGATGTTTGCCGACTGTTCCGCCTCGTGGGAAGCCGTCGAGATCATGCAGCGTGCGGCCGGCGGCATGATCAACCAGATGGGCATCTGGACCGAACAGCCGCTCTGGAAAGCGGGCGGCGCGGCGGAGAAGTACAGCCTGAACCTCGTGAGGGGGCTCAACGACGTGGCCGTCTCACTGGCGGAACTGAACCAGCCGCTCTCGCTTGTCCTCTCGGCCAACCCTTCCAACACGGGAACCGATACCACCGAGGGGCGGCAGATAGACCTGAACCGCGTGCCCTCGTGCATCTGCGAGGCAAGCCGTATCAGCTGCATCTTCGGGCAGGCACACCATGAGACCGTCACGCTCATGCAGATGCGCAACCGCAACCATACGCCCGTGGGATTCCTCGGGGCAGTGATGGGCGCTCTTGCCGGGGCCAACGTGCACGAGTCGATCGCATGGGTGAAGCAGTTCAACCTCTTCACCGACCATTTCCAGGAAATCGAACTGGGATTCGGGGACATCAACCTCGACGAGGCAGAAGAGAATTTTCTGAGCCTGAACCGTTACGAGTCGCTCCCGCCCTCGCTGCTCGACGAACTGGACGACAAGGGCTATATCTTCCCCATCAAATACGCCGGCCGTGAAAACGGCATTTATATCTCCAAGGACCAGACCTGTTCCACCGGAGACTACCGTACTATCGCCCGTAACCGCACTATCAACAAGAGCCGGCGTGCCGTGCGTGCCGCCTTGCTGCCGTACGTGAACTCGCCGTTGATGGTCAACCCTTCGACCGGGTTCCTCGCCCCGTCGAAAATCACGGCATTCAAGACGCTCGTCGGCGATATCCTCGCCAAGATGCAGGCGGCACAGGAGATTTCCGGGTACGCGGTTACCATCGATGCCAACCAAAACGTGCTGGTGGACGATACGCTCCGAATCTCCTACGTCATCGTGCCTGTCGGCGTGGCCGTGAAGATTTATGTCGAGGAAGGCTTGTCGTTAACCGCTAAATAATCGAAGAAATGGCAATTATAAACAATGTAGCATATTCATGGTCGATGATCACCCTTGCCTCCACGGCACTCGGGATCGACGAGGGATCGACCACGCTCGAGGGCGTGTCGGCCATCAAGTGGTCAAAGAAACGCAAGGTGGAATCCAACTACGGCATGGGCGGGAAACCCGTCTCGCGCGGGTTCGGAAACATCACCTATACGGCTTCCATCACGATGGACTACGCCACGCAGCAGTTGTTGCGCTCGGTATACGGCTCATTGCTCGAAATCGGGGAGTTCGACCTGATCATCTCCTTTGCCAACCCGATGGCATCGGATGACTGGACGACCACTACCGTCACGCTCAAAGGCTGTATTTTCACCGAAGACTGTCTCGAGTCGCAACAGGACGACACAAACATTACCCACGAATTCGACCTCAATCCTTTCGATATACAGATTGGCTCGGGGGATACAATCTAAGTCGTATGAATGTAACCTTTGAGGGCAAATCCTCTACGGGCAAAAACGAATGGCTCACACCGCCACATATCCTGAGGCGGCTGGAGCCGTTTGATTTGGATCCCTGCGCTCCGGTAAACCGTCCGTGGAATACAGCGGCGCATCATTACACTGTCGAGGACGACGGACTCAAACAGCCGTGGTTCGGACGTGTGTTCTGCAACCCGCCGTATGACACGGCACTCATCGTGCAGTTTGTCAGGCGATGCGTGGAGCATAAGAACGCTGTCGCGTTGACCTTTGCCAGAACGGACACGAAGCTGTTCCAAGAACTGATATTCCCGAACGCGGATTCCATACTTTTTATCCGGGGGCGGCTGAGCTTCTATCATGTAACCGGTAAGCAGGGCGGTACGGCAGGGGCTCCGTCCTGCCTGATCGCGTTCGACAAAGAAAATACCGCCGTGTTGGAATGCTGCGGCATCGAGGGTAAGCTGGTCAAACTTTAACCCGCTGTCCTACGGCTCAATCCCGATGTATTTTCCTTTGTCGAACGAGTGGTGCTCGTTGCCGGAGACATAGCCCAGTTGGTTGCTTACGCATCTGGTGTTTCCGATTATCTTGTCGATGTTCCTATGTGAATGGCCGTATATCCAGTATTCGATCGGGCTGTTGGCGATGAAGCTGCCCAACTCAACAGTAAAAGCTCCATTGAGCGGACTGTCTTTGAACTCGGGAGACATCAACTCGAATGACGGGACATGGTGCGTTGCCACAAGGATATGCCCGGCTGTACTCTGTTTTACACTCTGTTCCAGGAAGCGGAAACAACGGTAGTGCTCCTCGTTGAACCTGTTGAAGTCCAGCGGGCTGCTTCCGTACCGTATTCTGCGGAAATCGCTGACGGCTGATTCCGTCCGGAAGGCATCTCCCAACGGTATATGCGCCCAAAGGGTGGTTGTAATCAGCTCGGTATCTTTTTCCAGCGGTATAACGGTATTGTAATGACAGGTGACATTGTTGCGGATTTTAAATGTCCAGCCGTTATACAGTTTGTCAATGTCGAACATCTTGTAGAATTCGTGATTGCCGGGAATGACGATCGCCTGTTCGTAATTATCGGAAACCCAGTTCCAAAACGGATGTTTCGAATAGTTGTCATCGCCGATATAACCTATGTCGCCTGCCAGCACGAGAATGTTGCCGGTGACTTCCAACGGTTGGTGTTCCAGGTAGCTGCTGTTCTCCGGGAATTCGAGATGGAGGTCCGATGCGTATTGTATTTTCATTGTAATTCAAAACTTCTTTTCAATTGTCCGACAAGCTGCTCCCCGGTGATATTCTTAAGGCCCGCGGCCCTGAAGAAGTCAGCGTTGGGCAGTTCATCCCGGACGGATTCTATAAATCCGGCTATATCATCCCGCAATGCCCGGGGTAACCGGTAGGTCTCGGCAGGGGCCAGCATCGCGGCCAGGCGGAATACATCCTTCTTATGTTTGAGAATATGCTTGCCGTCCACCTGTTCACCCCTGTTTTTTCTCCCGGTCATTTCCAGAAACGCCTTGCATTTCAGGCAGATCAGGCTTTCGATATTCGCAATTCGTACTCCGTCTTCATTGTCCACGGAACTGTGTCCGATCGTGAAATGATAATAATCGTCGTTCATCAGGATAGCCGACAGGCTCGACAAGTCGTCATCTACGGGTATCGGCACGATATGGGCATCCGCGGGAAAGTTTATCAGGCCCTTATTGCGGGAAAACAATTCCACCTGATAAGGAAAATCCTCATTCAGGGGTTCCTTGAACCTGTAATACTCATGTCCGTGTTCGGCGTCACTGCCCGTACCGATGTTACGTTTCCCGTATCCCGCGGCCAGCACGAAGTCCCAGAACCTTGCGACAAAACCGGACGACAGGACTTCGACGATCAATATGATGTCTATATCTTTTGTCGCCCTGGGGCGCTGTGCATAATTCACCTCATGTACCTCACACGCGGTTCCGCCTATGATGACATATTTGTCTTCAAAGCCGGCAAAGAACTCCTTGAATTTCTCTATTCCGTGTACCATGTCATTTTATCGATCATTGATTCAAGTTCTATCTGTATTCTCTCGTCTTCATTGTCTTTCAGGATCAGGAATAACGATATCCTGTCCACGAGACCGTTTTCTGAAAGATATCCGGGATTGTATTTCCAAATCTCGATGCAATTCGCACCGAATTCCTTGTCTGTCGGAACAGCCAGTTCCTTGAACCGCTCTTTGGAAACGGCATAGGTCTCCCTTCCTTCACCGTTGATCAGGGTGTATCTCGACAACGCGCTTATTCCGGAAAGCTGCGCGTCATCAAGTGCCGCGTCGGTGAACACGGTGCGTTCAACCGGATTCACCAGATGCGGCTTTATGATTTTCCACAGTGTCTTACGTCCATGGTTGAAAGAGACGCGCTTCGTCCTGTCTCCTGTCAGGGTGATGAATTCCCGGTCTCTCAGCCAGCGGAAAGCCCGGTTGACATTGGGATAGGACACGCCGAACAGTTCCGCGATTTCCCGGGCGGTTCTCCCCGCGAGAGACCTGACCTGCAGATGGTACAGCACCATGCACTGGGCGATTGCCGGAATGGTGTCGTTGTTTGCAGGGGACCCTTTGAGCGGTCTTAAATCAAGGAGCATGTCCGGAATGAACAGCTGTTTGCCGGGGATGATATAATTCACCCGTTGGATAATCAACCGTTGCAGGTTGTATGAGGCGACCGTCTCAAAGGCGAAGAGGGGCGTCTTTCCCGTTTTGCCCTCGACGAGTTCCTTTTGTTTCCTGATTTGCGCCGGGGCAAACTGCATCTCGCCGGTATTGCATAGTAAGATGAGGTCTTTCCCCAGTAATTGCAGGGTATACAACTTATAGGCACCCGTTATATATATAGGCAAACAGGCCACGGCACTTTCATCCAATTCCCTGACAATCACCTTTTCACCCAATAAATTCTCAAGATACCGGATGAGTTCGCATATATAATCATTCATATTGCACATTATCATTATGCTTTGATAAAGTGCAAATTTAATGATAATATACATATCCGCCAAGGATTTTTCGTGTATTTCTCATTCCGGACAATCTTTTAGTTTTTTCCAACTTTTTACGAACAGCGCCCCCTATACTTTTTTCGAATCAAAAAATTATATCGATATGGATGAAAAGATGCTCACGAGGAAACAGGAGTCAGAAATTAAGGAAAAGGCTCTCAGATTGAAGGAGGAAAAGAAACTCCGCAAAATCTATCCGATGGTGGTTTTCGGCGAGACCGATTGCGGCGAGAAGGAGGTGTACGTCGCCTACATGGGCGAACCGACCTTTCCGCAGTTCTCGAAGTTCATGGCCGCGTCGAAGAAGGACGAGGTCATGGCCATGCGCACGCTGGCCCGTGACTGCTTCATCGACGGGGACAGGGAACTCGTGGATAACGACTCGCTCTTCCTTTTCGGTCTGATGGGCCAGCTCTCCGAACTCATCACCACAAGGCAGAGCGTACTGGTAAACTGATTGACCGGTGGCGTGTCACGGACGGGCAGCGCATCCGCCAGCGGATGATCTACGTGCGTCACTACTTCCCCGGCGTGGACCTCGACACCGTTACGGACGAGGAGTTCGCGATGCTCTCGGAAGACGCCCTGTGGCTGCACGAGCAGATGCTCGCAAGCCGTATGCCGGTACCGGTCAGCCTGCCGGAAAGACCTTCCCGATAACCGCCGTAAGCCCCGGTGACTTGCGGCGGTCGTCTTTAATCCCCGCCCGTGGGGAAGCACTAATCTTTTATCGCGGAACACTATAAAAAGTATGGCTCAGGAACAGAACTACCAGGTCAACTATACCATCAATGTTGATGCCACGCCGGGTACCCGGCAGATCATCGAGTTCGGTGAAGCCGTGGGCAAGCTGGTGCAGGCCAAGGCCTCGCTGACGCCGGCGGTGACGAACATCAAGGACATGATGGACGAAATCGACCGTGTGTTCCGTACCAAGAACGGCAAGAAACGCAGCTTCGACTACCGGCTGACCATCGAAACAGGAAAAAGCGAGGAGAAACTGGAGCGTGTCAAGGCTCTCCTGAACGACATCTCGACACTTTCCAAGGGGATCAGCCTGACCATCAATGCCGGTCAGACGCTCGACACCAAAAAGATCAAGTCCGCCGCCAAAAGTCTTTACGAGAAGAAAGCCGCCGAACTGCGCAAGGAGAACATCGAGAAGAATGCCGCCTCGTCCGTTTCGACGATGACCGACGCCCAGAAACGCATCACCAAGGCCATCGGTAAAATCAACTCGGCATTGATCTCGGTCACACAGGGGCGGGAACTCAATGTCAAGACCGACTTGGCCGAACGGCGCCTGCAAAACATTCTTTCGCTGCTCGGGAATATCAAGAATGCCTCGACAATCTCCCTGAATATCCGTGGCGGATTGCCTGCGGGCGGTATCGGAACCGGAGGAACCGCCGGTTCCCCGTTTGTTTATATGCCCGTGGCTCCCGTACCGTTCGCCCCGCAGCCCTTCGTCCTGCCCGGGAAGTCACGGCAGAAACTGATGGAGAGGCTCTATACCGACCAACAGATGCACCGCCAGCGCATGCTACAGGAGGAGGAACGCTACGAGGCGCAGCAACGCAGGGACAGTGTCCGCAAGGCACAACTGGAAGAAGAACGGGGACGCCGCAATGCCGCCCGTGAAGCGGAGCGCCTGCAACGTCAGGCGGAAGCCGCCCGGCGGAAGGAAGCCGCATCGGCACGTCGCGCGGAGGAGAGACGCCACAAGGCGGAACTTGCAGAACAAAAACGTGCGGAGAAGGCTGCCCGGCAGCGCGAGCAACGCACGGCCATGCAATCCGTACGGCTGATGCAACGGGAAAACACAGCCGCCGGCACGCTCTACCGCAGCAAACGCCGGGCGGCCATCAACCGTATCCAGTACTCCAAAACTCCGTCGTTGCGTAACCTGCCCTTCGCCTCGATGCTCAATGCCTACATGGGGTACAGCCTCGTGCGGTCGGAACTGACGAAAGCCATCAACTACTCCAACATCATGGAGTCGGCACACTCCATCCTGCGGGTGGCGGATGCCGACCTGAAGACATTCGAGAAGCGTTTCGACGAGATGGCGCGGCATGTCCGCAAGATCGGCATCGACACGAAATTTACCGCCGTGGAGATTGCCGGGGCCGTGAAATACCTCTCGATGGCGGGCATGGACATCGCAACCATCCACAAGTCCATCCGCCCGATCACGAATCTCGCGATCATCGGCGACAACGACGTGTCGTACATCGCCGACCTGGCGACCAACATCATGGCCGGGTACGACATCAACAACGACAGCATGGACAGCGTGGCGGACATCATCGCCTCGACCATCTCACGCTCGAATGTCAACATCGTCGAGGTGGCCGAATCCTATAAGATGGCTGCCGGCTACCTGCGTATGGCGGGTGTGGATTTCACGGAGTCGACCGCCGCCATCGGTCTGTTGGGTAACATGGGTCTGAAAGGTACGCTGGCCGGCACGTCTCTCCGTGCCATGGCCACACGTTTCGCCAAGCCGACCAAGGAGTCGCAGAAAGTGCTCGACCGTCTGGGGGTCAAGTTTACCGAAATGCGTGACATCGAGGGTGTCATGGTCGAGAAACTTCGGCCTATCGCCGACATCTTCGAGGAGCTGAACAGGAAAGGTGCCTCGATGGCCGACATGCAGGCTATTTTCGGTAAGATCGGCGGCAACGCCGCGATGATGTTCGTGCGCAACTATGACCAGCTGCGTTCCCTGACGGCCCATAACCGGGGATCGCAGGGTATCTCCTCGGAACTGGCACTCGTCAAGCAGAATACGACCAAGGGTCTCTGGGCGCAGGTCACCTCACAGCTGACCGAGGGCTTCATGCAGGCGTACCAGATACTCGAACCGACTATTCGCAGCGTGCTGCGCTCCCTGCTCGACAAGTTCAAGGCCCCCGAGTTCACACGGGGACTGGTCAGCATCGGGAATGCGTTACTCGACATCTTCACGGTCATTGGCCATATCGGTGCATGGGTAACCCGTAATTTCCATTGGATAGAGCCGATGTTGTTCACCGGCGTGGTCGCTGCCAAGTTGTTCAAAGTTGCAGGAGCCCTGACCAATATCGGTATCGCCGTCGGCTTCATCGGCAGGCAGTCCGCCGCGGCGGGGACGATGGAGGCCGTGCAGGGGCTGGTGGGAATGGGCAGGCTCTCCTTCGCGCAGAAGCGTGCCGTCGTCTCATCGATGCGGGCGGCGGGAGTTGCGGGACGCGGGGCAATGACACGGGCGTTGCTGGCAAGAGGCGGGGCTGTCGGCGCTAGAAGTGTCCTACAATCGCTCTTTGCCACACAGGTAGCGACAGGCAGCGGTCTGACGGGTGCCGCCGCCTCGCTCAGTGCCATCAGTACGGGTGCCGTGGCCGCCACGGCAGGTATCGCGGCACTGGTCGGAGCCTTGGGATGGGTGGCTTACAAGACCTGGAAGATCAAAGAGGCGAAAGACGCCGTGCTGGAAGAGATAGAACAGAACCGCAAATACCGGTACCCGTCCATCGACGCCCTCTACGCCTCGCTCAGCGAGACCTACAACATGGCCCTGAAAACCAAGCGGGCCGTGGACGAGGTTGTTGCCGGCAAGACCATCGGGGAAGCATCCGGACACAAGATTGGGGCCTTCACGGGCAACTGGTGGACCGGATTCCTCGGGGAATTCGCCATCGCCTCGTCGGAGGGCATGGTCTCACGGGACAACGTGTACAACATGGACGATGCCCGTCAGGACGATATACGGGACGCCCTCATCACGCTGGCAAAACGGGACAGCCAGACACGTATCGATGCCGCTTACGCCGAGTTCGGGAAGCTTGGAAACGTACCGGAAGTGAATGCCTTCCTGAAAACGGTCCGGGAACGTTTCGGACAGCGGGACAAAGATCTGGACAAAAGCCTGTGGCGTGTGGTGGACGGGAAAATCGTCTACAACAGCGACCTTGGAGACAAACCCGAAGCGGTCGCCGCACAAACGTACGATTACGCCCGGTATATGAACGAGACGACCGTCCCGGAAATCATCCGTGCCGCGACGCTTTACCGGGACGCCATCTCCGGTCCCGCGAAGGCCCGGGAACTGATGCGCAGGGGCGGCTTCGACTTCGGGCAACTTTCCGAATGGGGATTCTCGCCGGACAAGGACGGGCGGTGGGTTCAGCGGGCATTGGACAAGAACGCCACCGAAGCACAGCGCGTGGACAACATCGCAAACCGCAAGCTGGCGCATAACTCCCTCGTGAAATTCTTCTCCTCGTTGCGCCGAACCTTCGGCGGTTCGGCCGAAGCGGCGGAGAACATCATGCGTGTGGCAGGCTTCACGCCTGACCAGTACGGCAACGAGCCGGATTCCAACGATACCCGTCCGTTCGCCACAAACCCGATCACCAACGCCCACCTGCCGGATGACGGCGGTGCCGGGGGTAACTACTCCGGGACGGGCCGGCTCTCCTCCGCAGCACCCAAGCAGGTCATCGTCAATATCGACAGCCTGCTCAGTGTCAAGACCATCGAACTGATGAAGTCCAAAGAGGGACAAACGGAAGAGATACAGAACCTGAAACAACAACTCGCCGAGGCGCTGATCGATGTCGTTCATGACTTCGACGCCTCCTGGAACGCATAACGACTATGTCACGATTACTGAAAATTGCAACATCCACATTGCTGAGTGGCGGCATACTCAACAACGGCTCACTGAGCGGATATATCAGCAACACCGCCCGCCTGGCACTGGGCATGGGGCTTGCCGAATTGCAGGACGGGCAGGTGCATTATTTCTCCGGGCATCACGACCTGTTGAAACGCGCCGCCATACAGGTCGCCTCGCAGACGGCCTACGGAATGCTCCGCTCTTATCCCCGCTACCTGAAATACTGGGAACAACGGGTCAGGGACAAATACCTCGAAACACAATCGCAGTCCAGCCTCGCCAACAAGACAGGACAGTACTACAAGCTCATCAGCGAACAGCAGGCCGTGGCGCAGACGAAAAACTACACGGACTCCATCGTCGGCCGCACCGTGGCGGACTATCTGGAACTCTCCATCCCCAAAGAGGGGAAATACTACGACAACAGGGAGTGCAAAGCGGAGCCTAACAGCAAGTACGGGCTCGTTACGTTCGTCGACTTGGGGCCGCAGGTGCAGGTGTCGAGCCGCAACAACATCCTGCTGACGCAGGTGCAGGGGCGCGACTACACCCGCAAAGAGTTTATTTCGGGCGGTGATCTGGAAATAACCGTCAACGGCAGGATTACCTCCAAATACCCGGACGTGTACCCCGAAGCCGAAGTATCGAAATTTATCAGGCTGGTACAGTACAAGGGCGTCATCGACTGCGACAATACGATTCTTAGGCAGTTCAACATCCGGCAGCTTATCATTCAAGGTTACACACTCCGGCCCACGGACTGCCGCAACGTGCAGCCCTACTCACTCACTTGCATCGCCGTGGAGCCGTCGGAAGCCGTGGAGTTGAGACTTGCCGAAGCCGAAGTCGTCGATACGGCCATCAGGCATACCAACAAATGGATCAAATGGGTGAAGTTCGGGACCGAGGTTGTCGACCCGGCTTCGCTTTTAAAGTTCACATGGCTATGATGGACGTGCTTTGCTGCAGGATAACCATCGGTGATGCCGACCCGGCCAGTCCGATGAAGATAACCGACGGCGTGGAGATTACGGAGGTCCATACCCTTGAAATCAACGAGAGCTACAAGAAACTTATCGGCACGGCAAAGGTCACTTTCCCGAAAGGGACGGTTTGCCGCTCCACTATCATCGGTACCGTGACGCTGGAGGGGAAGGATGCCTCACGACTGACGACGGAGGTTATGCAGGACGGCGTCATCATCGAGAAGCGTACGACCCAGCGGCTGGTCGATGAGACGACGTTCAAGGTCGGGCAACGCATCAATATTAAACTCGGTTACAACGGCGTGATGAAGAACATGTTCGACGGCTATATCACCGGCTATAACTCGGAGAGCATGTTGGAGATCCAATGCGAGAACATGGCCTACAAGCTGAAACTCAAGCAGGCTCCGCATTTCGAGACCCCGGCCAAGGGTACGACCGTCAACGAGGTACTGGAAGGAAAATACAATATACTGAAAGATACGGGGTTTAAACTCCATTCCGACACGAAAAAGTGCGAGATCCATATCGGCAAGGTCAAGGTGACGGACAACTTCACGGTGGCCGACATCCTTTCCGAGTGGTCGAAGTACAAGGTCTACTGTTTCCTGAAATATGATGCCGAAGATAACGGTGCGATGCCGGCAATTGCCGTAGGTCGTCCGTATTCATCCAGCAAGGCACAGCCGGTCTTCCCCGAGGATGAATCGACCGGACCGTACAAGATACTGTTCAACGAACACGTCGCGCAAAATAACTTGAAAATCGTGAAGACCGACCCGAAATTTCTTGCCGTGACGGGCAAGGCACTCGGAACCGATGAGAAGTTTTTCGAGGTGACAATACGCCTGAACCCCGAATACAACCCGGCGGTTGCCGGCAGCAAGCAGTTCCAGACGGTGAATGCCACGCAGATTTCCAAGAAGACGCATAAGGTAACCGGAAACACGACGGCTAAAGGTGCGGCTACAAAGACCAAGGTGGATCTTTCGACCTACACCATCGTGCCATACATGTCACCGCATATCGGCATCACCTCTGACAGGCTTGTCGAGGAGACGACCGAGTATTTCCGTAACTATAACCTGAACGGCATCACGGGCAGTGTTACCATCTTCGGAGATTTCGGACTGCCACCCGCCGTGCAGGTGGAACTGGTGGATAACCGCAACCCCTCGAAAAACGGCGTTTACCTGGTGGAAGAGGTCACCACCACGTTTGGTGTCGGCGGATATCGTCAGCAATTGAGCATACCATACAGAATTAGGAAGTAGTACTTCTCGAAACTGATTTCAAGTATATCATGGGTATCGGGTAAATTACATGAATATGCCTATAAACTGTCATATCCGACCGGGTTCTTCCTCACCTTGGAATTGCCGGCTAAATATCAAATCGTTACCGGAAACACGTTGGGTATTGCCCCAATAATCAAAGAACGGATATTATTAATGAAATACCGGCTCGGATGGTCATACGTCCGGACCGGGAATGTTTTCACCGTAATGTCCTTAATCAGTGTTAATAGTAAGTGTCCAAAACTGAAAAAGCGATATTTGGTATTGTGCCAAGTATCGCTTTTTGGTTATATTGAACCCCATGGGGGATTAATTTTTATTTCCACCAATCTACGCCCGTCTTTATATTTGACTGGAAATTCTGATATCGCTTTTCTATATTCTCTCTTTCATCCGTCCATTCACAATTGGTTGGACAACATAATTTCCCGGGTGCTTTTCCACTTTCCGCACGCAATTCTACTCCATTTACAGCAATTGGTATATCCTTTATATCTGTATAATCTCCTTCCAGCCTGAATATTACACAAGGAACAGCATTCTTATGACCTTCTTGAGTATTTACCATGGTTGTTTCAGAAACACCGAAAAGTTCATGCACTTCTTTACCTTCAATATAAAGCGGCATTGTGCCACCTGCCGCTTGTAGAGTAATTATAGTCGTACCATCGTTCATAATTGCCGCATCAAATACAACATCATTGAAGTCAAAATCGCCATTAGTGTCATTCAGGTCTTCAGCCATAACTCTGTCGGCATTCGTATATTTAGCAGGAACTAACCTAAATATCCAATCATTATAAAGGTTATCTTGGTCACCAAAATACTTGTCCCCGTTGTCATATTTATGTCCATGATAGTAGAAGCCGAGGTAATAATTATTCCCGATTTTTTGAATGGTGTAATTCTCATTCTTAAACCATTGGTCAGTAGTAGAGTTATGATATCCGAATTCGTTAGTATTTCCGTTTTTAATGAGTCTCAACCCATCAGTTCCTCCGTTATAATCATTAATTTCTTCACCGATAACAATTTGATTCATTTGAGAAGCATTGTTTGAATGTAAGATAGGAACAATCCAAAAATCACTCCAATTTAAATTTATTGTAGTTGGATTAGGGTGTGTGTCAAACCAATCGGAAACTATTTTAATCTCATCGTCAGTCACTTTTGCAGGACGTTCTATATCATTACCAAACTTGTGTTCTTCCTTAATAACTGCTCTGGTTGCTGTTTTTCCAAACCCCCAGTCTTGATTTGGATTGATTTCTCCATACTTTTCAATAAAGGCAGCTTCATACCGGGCAAGCTTTAATTCTCCTGCTTTCTCCGGGTCATATAAGTTTTCAGAACCACAAGAATACAATGTAATTCCAAGGATACTTAAAAATCCCCATTTTACGATTCCGTTCATAATAACATATATTGGTTAAATCATTATAGTAAGAATTCCTATTATTACGGCTCGCAAATTTATGTATAAATATCATATCTAATAGATAAAAAATACAACTTATTGGACGGATTTTCTTAATTTATCTAAAATAGTATCCTTCGTTATGCATAAACAAAGTCACCTTATCCGGAATTTTGGACAGACTGTTTTTTGCATGAGTTACAATTTAAAATGGTTGTATCTGTTTCTTCTCAATTCCATGTCCAAGGAGGGGGTTATAAATAGCTTGAGAGTCATGCGGCTGAGTGTTAGCCCCGACGGGATTGATTAAATTGTTAGTGCATAATTAGACCAATATGCAGTTCGATTATATACATAGGAAAGTGATTGTCCGCCTGAAAATCGCTCGTCGTATCTTGTAGGAATACCGACGTATTGCGTGCATTAAGTCGGAACGCAAGGGAATCAACCGCCTCCATGTTATCCACGTCCGCCCGATTCTCCTTATCCAAACGGATATACTTAATTGTTATTTTTTTGATAGAAATTAATCTTTCATGTACAGAGGCGGCCAAACAATTGCTTTATTACCGGAACCTTTCAGAAGACGGTATGCATCTTTGACGAAGACAGGTACCGTCAACTATCGGGTATCCCTTATAAAATAAGGTCCGGAAAGGATTAATCCCAGTCGCTGAAATTGTCGGGGTCCGCCTCGATGCAAGGTAACTCCGGGTAGAGGGTTTCATGTTCCCGGCAATGGCATTCGCATTCTCCGCCTTCCTCCTGACAGCGACACTCTTCCTTATGGCAATGGCAGCAATGTGCCTCATTGTCCGGAATCATTTCATGATTATCAGTCATCGTTTCCATTTGCAGATTCATAAATGGTTGCAAAAATAGGTAAAATCTGCCGGATAAACGAAGAAAAGGAGAATAAACACTCGCCGGGGGAAGCGGCTAATCTTAGAGAAACAAGATATGTCAGAAAGTTCATATACAACAGACAACAGCCGTTATCTTATCCGTGAAGCCATCCGCAAAATCGCTCTCGGCCGGAGCATGGAGCGTATCGGGATGGCTCCGGGCGGCATGTCGGGCATCGGCACGGCACGTATGGTCCACGGCTATGTCGCCAAGATCCATGACGACCCTGCGGACGAGGAGTTTCCGGAGTACGGCGGCACCGTCGACGTGGGCGAATACCCTGACGAGACGGCGTCACCCGAACCGGTCATTCACAAGGGCGTGCTGCTCGCTGCCGCTACAAACAACGGGGGCGGCTTCCTGCTCGTTCCCACGCTTTTCTCCGACGTGACCATCTTTATGGATGCCGCCACACGCTACGCATATGTGGTGAACTTCTCTCACGTGGACATCATCCGGCTGGACGCCCGCAAGGAAACGACGATCGGTGTTACCGAGACCGAGGAACTGGACCCGGATTCCGATTCCTCTCCGGACTACGATGAGCTCGAACCCACGGGCAATGCGTCATCGACACACTACACGGCAACCTCCGTAACGACTATTGTCAGGAATGATAAGAACAAGGAGGCGACAATGGTTGTCGATGCAGAAAGCATTACCCGGACGGTTGATAAATCGGAAGTCAGACAGACAACGGATAAGATCGTGCAGAAGGTAAACTCTACGACCGTCGCCGTTGCAAACAACAAAGTAACCTTGGGTGACGAACAGGCGACCGAACCGCTCGTATTGGGCAACGAACTGGCGCAGCTCATGCTGGACTTTCTGACCGAGTGCAGTAAAATCATGACCCCGACGCTGATGGGTACGATGCAACCCCTGAACTTTCCCAACTTCATTTCGCTGACTTCACGCATCCGGAAATTTCTCTCCAAGACCAGTTACACAAAATGAGCGTACAACTCCATCCCGATATCGGGCAGTTGGATAAGTCGAGCCTTTGCTATTCGATTTATTCGCAGCTTTACCTCAATTTCTTCAATGCCCAAGAGCGCAAGAGTGCGGAGAATCCCTACGGTGTCGAGGAGGGCGACGAGACGAGTGTCCGACTGAAGAATACCGCCTACGGTTTTGCCTCGGCTATTGCCGGAGCCGTAACCGGTGAGGGCGGCAATGGCGAAAGCGCTCTGTTACTAAACTATCTCAAGAAATCCGGCGGTGACATGACCGGCATTCTGCGTGCGGACTACGGCTTCGAGGCGGGCACCGGCAATACCCGTATCCTGGAAACTTACTCGGAAGGGCAGACCGATGCGGAGGGCATCGTAACCGGCGTGGAATATGGCGTGCGCATCACCGGTAATCTGCGCCTCGGCGGCGACGGGCTTTATCTCGGCGGCAGGCAAGTTCTGCGGTATGATGCAGGCACGGCCGCCGCAGTGCTCGATGCGGCACACCTCGATATCGGGGCCGGGACAGTCCGTTCTTCCGGAGAGTGGTTGTTCGGGAACAAGGAAACCGGTGTTTTCATCTCTTCGGCACAGTTGCAGGTCGCGGGGCATGACGTCTATCACCGGGGAAACGCGAATCTTCCGACCGTGGACTGGACAATGCACGACGCTTCGGTGCAGGGTGACCTGACCGTTACCGGAGAGGTGATATTCGGCGGGGCGTTGTCCGCGCTGCACGGTGTACGGTTGGGTGACGGCGGAAAAACGCTGCTGGCCTTTTCCGGCGGGGATGTGGCGTTGAGCGGCTACCTCTCTTTCGGCGAGGGGTTCGGCATCCGTATCAACGGTATGGACGTGCTTGTGCGTGAGAACGGAAACCGGATACGGCTCGGCAGCATCGGCGGCGACTTACTGCTGGGCGGTGATGGTACGCCCAAGATCCGGCTTTTTTCCGCTCTTTCGGACATCGACGGCGACTGCCTGCTCGTCTCCCCTTACGGCCATGCCTGCTTTCCCGGTTCTTTGATTGTCCGGCACGACTACGGCGCCGACCTGCTCTCGACTTATCGAATAGATACGTCGGACGAGGGCATCGTCATCCACAAGCGGTTGCGCATGGGCAGTGCCGACGGATTCCTGATTACGGGCGATAAGGACAACCTCTCCCTGACTTCAACGGTACGATATGTCGAAAACGATGTGCAGATACCCGTTCCACATACGACCCGACTCGGACATCGGCCCTCGACCGGTCGTTATGCTCCGCAGAACCGGAAATCCGAATCGTTCTTTCTTACTACCGATGCGGATTTCGTAACGGTCGGCGTGCCACTGGAGGCTACCGGACACATCGGCATTGACGGCTCCGCAACCCGTTTGACAGACGGCGTGCTATACTTTACCGGGGAGGCGCATCTGCAAGCCGTTGCCGGTGGCATCAAGCATTACGGTGACAGCTTGTTTCTGGGGTCGCTCTCCTCCGAATTCTTCTCTTCGGGCTTTGCCGGCAGCGGCTGGGCCATCCGGCAGAACCGTACAACGGGAAGCATTGTCGCCACCTTCGATGAAATCGTGGCACGCCATAAATTCCGTGCCTACGAATTCGAGGTGAAGAAAATCTCCGCCACCAACGGTTCTCTCTGGGTGAGCGACAGCTGCTCGGGAGACACCGTAGAAAAGTTATGATACCATGTCCGTATTCCGCTACCCGAAATATAAGATCCGTATCGACCCCGATTCCGACAAGACACAGGGCTTGCAGACCGGGGATATCGTCCACCGGCAATATGCCGGACGCGAACGTTCCGTCTATTCCCTTATGGCTGTACTGGAAACGGGTGTGGAAACGGTCGGTAACAGGGAAGCTCCCTACTTTGTCGGGGCCCTGCTGGACGGTGACGAACCACAGAACGGCGAGCTGCTGGATTTCGTGCGTATCACCAATCTTTTCGACAGTACTCGCAGCGGGGCATTGTACCTGACGGCCTCAGACAGCGAGGCTCCCTATATGGACGTCATCGACGGAATGGCTACCGAACGTTCGCTTTGTTATCCCGGAATGGCCGGAGGCATCCCCGACATCCCCGACAAATCCAGGTACGCCGTGTCGGGAGACGGTCTTGCCGCCGATTATCGGGCGGCGGACGCCGAGGCCTCCCGCATTGTCCGGCTGACACGGACGGTACCATCATCGGACGGCACGCCGTTCGGATTGAAACAGACCCTCGAAGAGAGCGTCGGGCATCCCGAACGGCTGCTCGTGTCGTTCAAGGTCCGGGCCTCGAAAGAACTGGCAGACATCCCCATATCATTCGGCTATACGAACGGAAACAAGACCGATGCCGAAGACCGGATTTGCGTATCGACATGGTGGGAATACCGGCTGTGGGTGCTGACGGTCGAATATCCGAAACAGTACAGCCGCAGTTTTCTTGTCGACCTTACCAGGCAATTAACCTCGGAGGGAGACTGGTGCGAGATTGCCGACCTGAACATAGTCCGGCTGTCATCGGTGGCCGCATATTCCGATGCCACGAAAGTACGGGTGGGAAAGGTCGCGGGCGTCGTCGATCCGGTGTTCGGCGTGTTGGACGGATACGGGGCCTATTTCCAGAACCTCTATGCCACGCGTAACGTCAATATCGCCGGTACGCTGACCGCCGGAGACGAGAACGGATTCTCCTCGACCTTCTACGTGGGCAAGATCCACAAGAACGTCATCCCGAACAGCCTGGGTTGTGCTTTCAACGGTGCGACGGCTGTCGAAATCCCGACGCCTGTCGGAATCGGGAAGAGCGTCCGGATTATGGCGGACAGCCGCCTTATGTTGCAGAGTGCCGACTGGCGTAAAGCCCGTGTCGGTAGTTACTACTGTTTCTCCGTCTGGATAAAATCCGACGAAGCGGGAACCTTCCGGCTCCATCAGGACGAACACCTTATCGGAGAAGTCGACATTACGGTCATCGGCCGGTGGCAACGTTACAAGGCGGTTTTTCCCGTGCGGGCTTCCGAAGCGTTGCCGATGACGTTGGGCATTACGTCCTCCGTGCCGCTTCTGCTGACGGCCCCGCAATTGGAGGCCGGACGAACAGCGACACCTTATCAGGCGACGGACGAGGTGTTGTCCTACACGGAGGATTACGGGGCGTGGTTCTCGAAAGGCGGTATCGGCGGTACCATCCAGCACCCGCTGCTCCGGTTGGACGAGGACGGATCCGTCAGTTCGCGCGACGGCTCCTTCGTCATCAACCCCGACGGCACGGGACACTTTGCCGGCGGACGTTTCAAATGGTCCCGGGACACCATCGAACTGCGCGATGTCACGATCCGCTGGGAAGACCTCGACGAACAGGCACAGGAACAGTTGAAGCCACGGTCCGTCTCGCTTACGGGCGGCACGGCATTTCACTTTGCCGATGAATCGGCATCTGTATCAGAACCTGCCTCTATCGACATTATCGCCACGGAGTATAATTTTTCCCCGACGACCCGCCGTTGGGAATATCAGGCGGCGGACGGAACATGGAAAGATGCCGGATGCCGTAACGCGCTGTTTCACCTCACCCCCGGTTTTCATGGCTGGGAAGGGCGCGAAGTGCTGACGCTCCGCTATACGGCGGCATCCGGTGGTGAAGAATACACGGCCGCACACACGGTTTTCAAACTTACCGACGGGGAAAGTGCCTATACTGTATATGTAGAATCGAAGAACGGCACGACCTTCCGCAACGGAATCGTCTCGACCGTACTCCGTGCCCGGGTTTACAAAGGCGGCGAGGAGATTACGGGACATATTCCCGACAGCGGGTTCCGCTGGTACAGAACCAGTGCAGACAGTGCAGGCGACGAACGGTGGAACGCCACGCCGCACCACGGACAGGAAATCACGATCACCGGGGAGGACGTGTGCCGCAAGGCCGTCTTCGATTGCGAGGTGGAAATAACGAACGATAATCAATAAAACAGCAGTATGGCAGTAAAAGTCGCCCGCGGGCAGGTCACCATCATTGACCAGAACGATGCCGTGTCATTGCAGGCATTCATCGGTTCTTCTCAACCGCTCACCCAAGTCTATAACAAGGATACGAACGCCTATGCCCCCTCGTGGGCGGCGTCACCGTTTCTTGTCCTCACCCCTTCGCTTTTCGTCAGCGGCAAGACGGCCACCGACCAGATCACCTCGGTGGGTAACGCCTCGACCCTGACACCCGGGGTGAAGAGCGGGACGGCCAAGTGGTACAAGAACGGAGCAGTCATTACTTCCGGGCAGGACAGCTGCACGATTGGAGCGGCTTCCGCGAAATATGCCCTGACCGTCAAAGCCAATCACATGACGGTATCCGTTCCGCAGGTACGTTATACCTTCGAGGCCGTATATATCGATGCCAACGGGCTGGAGATTCCGTTCCGCTCGGAGATCCAGTTCACGCAGCACCTGAACGCCGGGGCGATGATCGCCGCCGTGGCATACGCCCCGGACGGCGTGGTCTTCAAGAACGACGAGGTGGCGACACTCAAGGCGCATTGCGACCTGTGGCGGGGTGCGTCCATTGACACGACGAACGTCACTTATGCCTGGGGTATCAAGGATTCATCGGTTTTCGCCAACACGACGCTGACTGCGGCCGCATCAGCCGGTGCCACGACCGTTACGGTAGCTTCCGTCACCAATATGGAAGCCGGGGGAAAGATTACCATCGGTTCGGCACAATATACCATTTCAGCGGTAAACACCTCCACGAAGGTCGTGACGCTGACTTCGGCCCTGAGTGCCGCTGCCGCTTCGGGAGCCACCGTGTCGTGTCCGTACTACAGCCCGATGCTCGGGGTCGGATGGGCGTGTCTCACGTCATCCAATCCGCGTGGCGTGACAGCCGGCTGGACGACCAACGAGATCACCATCACGGCGGACGCGGTGCTCAACTTCGAGACCTTCAAATGCGCCATCAAGGACACGGACACCTCCGCCGGCAACGCCTCGGCGAACAAGGTCGTCTGCGACATCATCTCCTTTACCGACATGTCCGACCCCATCACGGTCGACTTGGTGAGCCAGAAGGGATTCACCATCAAGAACAACGGTAACGACGTAGATGTGAAGGCTGTACTGTACCGGGGCGGCGGGGAACTGGATACGGCGGGAACCGCTTACACCTACACATGGAAGCTCTGGAACTCTGCCGGGACCTCCGTGGTGAAGACCTACACCGGCAAGTCCATTACCGTAGCCAAGGCGGACGTAACAGGTAAGGGAGTGCTGATGTGCGAGGTGTCGAAATAGGAAGCTGTTTCCAACACGAGGATAGTGGCAGACAATAATAACCTGACACTATTTTTTTGCCCTATACTTTCAGAAAAAGGTATATGGCAAAAATTCCTGTTGCCCGGGGACAGGCGACCATTTACATACAGAAGGACGGATATACACTTACCCAGTCCCTGAACGAATATGTCTTTCCGGCCGATGCTGCCGGGAAGATTCTCTCGGCCGTCACCCTTACCTCGACGGTCAGGGTGATGTGCGGCGACGAGAATTTTACGGCCTTTACCATCGGAGCGATATCCAAACCTGCGGGATTCTCATCTATTTCGGTAAACAATAATACGAAAACCATCACCTATGTTATCGCGGCCGGCGCGACCACGCTCGCCGACCACGGCACGGTGGATATCCCCGTAACAGTTTCCGGTACCGTCTATCATCTGTCGTTCGTCTGGTCGAAAGCCAGGGCCGGAAGCCCGGGTCCGGCCGGAGTGGACGCCAACCTGCTGGACTGGGTGAGGGAATGGAACACGGGCAAGACACTGATCAACAACAACACGGTCATTACTCCCAAACTTTTTGCGGGGACGAAGAACAGCGACGGCACCATCTCCGGTGTCGCCATAGGCTCGTTTGCCATCAGCACGAAGAACGCCTCGGGAACGATTGCCGCCGAGACGGTCAACGGCATTTACGGTTTCAGAAACGGCATCAGGACCTTCTTTGTCGATAACGGGGGTAACGCCCAACTGGGTTATGGAAACCAGTATATTAAATACAATGCCGTCACGGGAAAGGTGGAATTCGGATCCGGCGTGAGCCTGAACTGGACGAACGCCATCGCGCAGGCCAAGACCGAGGCTGTCAACACGGCGGCCGCCACGGCCCAGACGAAGGCCGATGCCGCGAAGAATGCCGCCATTGCTGCCGCTTCCACGGCCACGGACACCAAAATCCGGGAAGTGGAAATCGGTGGTGACAACCTGCTTCCCAACGGGGATTTCCGCAATTACACGGAAAAGGAGAACATCGGCTGGGACAACACGCTTAACGGCACCCATGTCCCCGCATATTGGGGTTCGGGATACAACAGCGGCGTGGCAAGCCCTTCCGTCGGTTACCACGCTCACGTGAACACCACCGTTTTCGGATTTCCCGTGCTGGAGCTCATCAACCGGAATTCCCAATTCGGGCTGACGCGCCGCTGGTTGGGCATAGCCACTTCCGTACATGACAAGGCCCGGATGATGCCCGGAAACAAATACACCTTCTCCGCCGACCTGCTGGTGGACACCGTCGGCATGACGATCCACGGCGGCGTATACAGCACGAAAAAAGGCAAGAGCTCGGCAGCCTTCAACAGCGGTTCATACTCCCTGACCCCGGCGGCCACGAACCGCTGGCAACGGGTCTCGTACACCTTTACGCTGGACGCGGAGACGGACCTCTCGAAACCCGTCTCGTTCTATATCTACGGGTACAACGGTGCGGAAGGGACCGCCTGGGTGAAGAACGTCTCGTTGCAGGCCGGCACGAAAGGCTCGTGGGTGCGCTGCCAGGCGGATGTCGCCGGAGATGTCGCCGAGGCGAAGAAGGCGGGTACGGATGCCCGCGCCGTGGCGGACGCCATCACCAAAAAGGCCGACAGCGAGGGCTGGTCCACGAAACTGACCTATATAGACCGCAGCGGCATCTTTACCGGCACTCTTTCGGCAGGTACGGTCAACGCGGTATGCATCAATGCCTCGCAGATCACCTCGGGAACAATCGCCGCAGCACGCATCGACACGGCGGCATTGAAAGCCGTTCTTGTCACCGCCGGCAACATCGAGGCACTGACATTGAACGTCACCAAAGGAAAAATCGGCGGCTGGACGGTGGATGCAGACTCGCTTTACCGGGGTACGAAGAACAATACGGCAGGCGCCTGCACGTCTGCCACGGGAAGCGTCACGCTCGGATCGAACGGCATCCGGGGATACAAGTGGCGTTTGGACGCCTCCGGGGCCGGTGCCGTGGCCGGCGGCAACATCGCGTGGGACGCCGCGGGCAATGTGACCTTCGCCTCGTCGGTCAGTGCCCAGTGGACGGCACCCATCGGTTCCATTACCACGGCCCTGGGCGGCAGCGGCTATCCCAAGATGACGAAAATCACGGCGGCAGGAATCTATACCGGCAGTATCAACGCCTCGCAGATTACCGCCGGGACCATCTCCGCCGACCGTATCGCATCAGGCAGTATCAACGCCTCGAAACTCGACGCTGCCAGTATCAAGTCGTCCATCATCAATACCGGTTATATCAACGGCCTGAGTTGCACGTTCACCAGGGGCAGTGTAGGCGGCTGGACCATCGGGGCATCCGCCCTGACCGCCACGCACATCTCGATAGACAGCGGCAACAAGCGCGTTGTGGTATACGGGGCGGGGTCGGGCGTCGCCAGCGGACAACGGGTACAGATCTACTACAACAGCGACAGTGATTTCGGGCTCTATGCCACGAATTCCGCCGGGAACTGCGTAGCGCGGTTAGGTTCGAGCAACAGCATTGCCGGTTGGACAATCGACACGGGTTCCATCCGCAAGGGTAACGTGTCGCTCGGCAGCGACGGATCGATTACCAATTCCACCAGGTGGAAACTGAACAACGACGGGTCGGGACAGATCGCCGCGGGAAACATCTCATGGGACGCCGCGGGAAAAGTCACCTTCGGCGCTTCCGTATCCCTGCTGTGGAAGAATGATATCGAGGCGGCCAAGGTCACGAACTTCGGCTACCGCTACTACAAGAAAATTGTCATCAACGGGGATGCCGCAACCTATTATCCCGTCATCTTCAAGGGCGGCGATCAGAACTTCAAGCGCGATATCCTCGTCCGGCGGGGCTACAACGAGCAGGCACCCGACAGCTGGCACAATACGACCCACAAGGGCGGGCTGGTCCTGCTCATCAAGACCAACTTCGGCGGTTGGGGAGGCATCGGTTACTCGTGGGACATATACGAACTCTCGGAAATGTACTGCCGCATGTTTGCCGGTGCGCAACTGTGCGGCAACTGCTGCATGTTCGCCGTGTTCCTGCGTGGGGGCGGAACGACCGGCGCGGTGTACCATATCTACTCCGACCAGCCTATCGAAAGCAGCACCATGAGCCCGTCGCCTATACCGGCGGCACCGCAGATTGCCTACAACAGCGACCTTATCTTCCGGAGCGGTTCCACCACGGCCAACGCTCCGGCACCCCGTACCCTCACGGCATCCGTTGAGGAGGAGATCCGCCGCCACCGCTTCATTGTCCTGGCGCAGAGTTCAGACAGCACGCTCGCGGCACACCCCCTGACCTACATCGGTTCGACGGGCATCTACACCGGCACGCTCACGGCGGCCCAGGTCAATGCCGTGAACATCGATGCCGGCAGCATCCGGACCGGGACGCTCTCTGCCGACCGTATCGCTGCCGGCAGCATCAACTCCTCGAAACTCGATGCGGCGAGCATCAAGTCTAATATCATCAACACGGCCTACATCAACGGTCTGAGTTGTACCTTCGTCCGGGGCAAGATCGGAGGGTTCAACATAGGAAGCGACAACATGACGGTGGGAAGCGTGGGGGCGGCAGGTGCCACGCCGCTCCAGATCCGTTCCGCATCTTCGGGCAGCGGCTACTGGTACACGGGAAACTACAAGCCGTTGGGCATCACTCTGACATGGCACCAGAACAGCAACGCGGGTCATATCGTGTTCGGCCAGATTGCCGCTTCCGGCAACAGTGTCAAAACGGGATTCATCGGTATCCAGATGATGTCGTGGGACCATCAGGAGTACTTCTGTCTTTCCGCCAACTACACGAAAAGCGGTGGCAAGGAAGTGTACAACCGTATCGCCGGGTGGGCCTTCGACCATAACCATATCTGGAAAAACAACATCGCACTGGGCAGTGACGGGTCCATCACCAACTCCTCCAAATGGAAACTCAACAACGACGGTTCCGGTCAGGTCGCCGGCGGCAACATCTCGTGGAACGCCGCCGGGACGGTCACTTTTGCCGCGTCAGTCAGCGCCCAGTGGACCACGGGTATCACGACGGCACAGGAACTCGCCTCGGCAATGGCCTTCGGCAGGATGCTTTACCGCGACCCGACCTTCTGGAACGGCAACAACGGTATCAGTATCTATAACAATTCCCAGAACGGTATGGTGACCGTTACACGTCAGCAGGATTCCACGGCTCCCAACGACAGCAAGCAGGTACTGAAGATACAGACCAACGGTGCGGCTTCTCCGAATAACGGCGGTTTTTATTTCGGTACCATGTGCAGCTGCCGCAAGGTACTCGTCGCCCGGGTCATCGCCAAGATACCCGTCGGGCGCAACCTGTGCTGGGCCACGAACAGTATCGGCACGGGAGGCTCGCACCGCTGGCTCACGTCGAATGCCGGCACGGGAGACTGGAAGGAATATGTCTACAAGGTCGTCTGCGGTACGGCGAACTTCTCCAGCACCCATTTCTTCTACGTGGACGGCGTGCAGGGAACTTCCTCCGCACCCGTTGTCTGGTATGTGGCCTACGCCACCGTCTTCGACCTGACCTCCACGGAGAAATACACCACGACCATCGATGCCAACGGAATCTATACCGGCACGGTACGGGCCAACCAGGTCATCGTGGACAGCGCTCTCGTCGTGGGTGGGAGCAGCTATAACGGCAGCATCTCCGTCAGGGACGCGGGAAACAATGTCAAGGTGACGCTCGACAGGACGGGCATCAAGGCTGTCGGCGGCAATATCGGCGGTTGGATACTCGGGACAAGTGCCCTGACCGCTTCGGCTCCCGCATCGGGACACCGTATCGTCATGGGAGCCTCGGGCTATATCTACCACGATAACCCATCGACGGGAGTGGACTATTGGGCGCTGAATACCGACGGTTCGGCTAAATTCGGCAGCGGCAAGATTTTCTTCGCCAATGACGGTTCCGGCTATTTGGCCAATCAGAATATCAAATGGGATGCTTCGGGAAACGTCACGATGACAGGAACCATCAATGCCAATGCCGGCACCATCGGGGGATTTGTCATCGGACAGGGACGTATCGGTTCCACGGCAACGGGTAGCGGAAGCGGCGGTGGTCTGGCGATCTACGATGACCTGTTCCGTGTCGGTAACACGACCTCCTACGTCCTGCTCGGGGCCAATACCTTTCCCGCATCCTCCGGGGGAACCTGTGCCACGGGACGTATTGTCAATAACAAATCGAACAGCTACCTGAACAATTACGGACTCTATATCGATGTCAAGAACGGTTACCGTAATTACGGGGTATGGTCAAGTGCCGCCATGGTCGCTCCGGCATGCATCGGCAACAAAATCAAGAACATCTACTTCACGGGCAGCGGTTACACCATTGATTTCTCGCAGTTTAACATTTTCTTTGTCTACGCGAACGGTACTTACAACGTCAACCTGCCCACGGCATCCTCCGTGGCATCGATGTTCGGGTATTCGTCCCTGCCGTCGGATTTCGCCTGCGTGTTCACGCTCGTCTACAACTACAACTGGGGCGGGCACGTCAATATCATGAACGTGCGCAACCACAATGGCGGCACCACAAACTACGGTATGGAAAGAGGCGATTCGCTGACGCTTCTCTGCGCCAACTATCCCGGTTTTCATTACCAGATACTGAATTATTCCAGCTGATTCCAAACCATGAGGCTCCTTTTTTACCTATGCTTAATAAAACGACTGCAAAAAGCGAACGAATATGAACATCACCAATGTAACGGTAACCAAGATTGCCGAAGAGAGTACGGAGCATGCCGACTACCAGCTGGAATACTCTATTGTCAATGACGTGTTGACCCGTGTCCACGCGTCCATCCGGAAGAAGGATACGGACGGTTCGGGGAACGCCCCGCAGATCGGAGTCATCTATATGGAGCAGGGTGTCGTCTCCTGCAACATTCCCGAGGATGAGCCCCTTGCGCCCCTTTTTCGGGACTTCGATGCGATGGTCGGGGAAATCAGGAAAAGTAACGAACAAACCGCATAAACAGTATGGAACTATCAGTCAAAGACCGCCTTTACCTGCCGACCTTCCTGCCGGCACGCGGCAACTTCAGGGATTTTAATCTCAAGAAAGAAATTCTGCGCAAGATCGCCATCGGCGATGAGGAACGGGAGGAAATCTGCCTGCGTGAGAATGCCGAGGACAAACGCATCGAGTGGGACGTGAAAAAGGAAAAAACGCTTGCCGTGGAGTTCTCCAAGGAAGAAGCGGAATATCTTCAGCAGGCCTGCGAGAAAATCTCCGACGAGGAACTCCCGGATGACATGTGGGCGACGGTCGCCCGAATTTATGATTCTGTACAAGGACAATAAGCCATCCTTTCTTTCTGCCGCCACTCTTTTTGAAAGAGGAAGAGGGTGTGTCGCTTGACGCATCCTCTTTTTATAATAACAATTTTATTTTTCATTGTTATCATCATTGGCTGTAGGCTGATTTCCATATTCCAGTAAATCTATATGTATAGGAGTTGATTTATAATTCCCATTTTCCATGCTCTTGATGAAATCATCTCGTGTAATTCCAAAAGCACTTGAGATATAATGAAAATGAGGTTGGCCATTTTTATGGTTTTCCCTGCCATCAATACTATTGTATGTTATGAACAAACAATGCCAATCATCACCTCTGTCAAAAAAATGGGCAATAATGACTTTCCGCTCATTAATCATTTTCTTAACTTGTCCTTCTGTCAACTCTGTTTCTCCAACAGTCTTAATTACCCCTTCTTTTGAAATATCAGCGACTTTAGGCCTTTTCTTATCGTCCAAATCCTTAGGTAAATTTTCAAATCGATACCTGCTGTAAAGATAGTGATGGTCATTAAATGATTTGAAAATCAACGAAATCAATTGGTCGGGATTGATGGATAATCCTTTCAATAAAGAAACTTGATCTTTCTTTCGGGTTGTTTCAAGCAACTTTAAAAAGTTTTCCGGGACTTCAATTTCTTCTTTGGTTTCCCAGAATTTTTCCTTTTCAATTTCTTCTTTTGCTAATTTTACATAAAAATCAGTTGTTAGTTTTCCCGCAAGAAAAGGATCTTTCATTTCCAATATATCACGAAATGAAATAGCCCTCTTGTTTAATTCGTAGTTTTTATAATATTCAACCGGATTTACTTTTTCAACTTTATCATCCCAAAATATTCTATAAAAACCGTTTCCGTCTTCGTCCGCAATCTTCGTAGATTTAGAAATGTTTTCCAAATCATTGATAATCTTTTTTTCTTCCATTTCTTTAATCAAACAATATTTTTATACTTCAACCCGCTCCCTCAGGATGCAATTTATATGCTTCATCTTCCGTTGTTATTACTTTTATGGTCTGAATCGTTGATTTTCTGCACAGTCAGGCCATTTTTATAGAGTTAAAAACAAGGCCGGTCGACTTTTTTGAAACCTCTTATAAACCACTTATATAGTACATTATAGGCGTTTTTCGCCCGAATAAAGAAAAAAATGTATAAAAGACCGGGGTTGAATGGATTATAAGTTAAAACGAGAGGTTGTGCCGGTGTTTCGGCATAACCTCTTTGCTCTTTCTATTTCTTTATACAAAGATAGTGCTTATTCCGAATATCCGCAAAAAATCGACATTTTGTTTGCCGTGAACCTTTTCTTCGACGGCTTAAACCATAACATACTTCCTCCGCTACTCTTTTCTAAAACAGATTTCATGGCCAGACAGGACATCATCATGGACGCCGAGTACGGTGAAGTGGAAACTTTCGGCAATGTCGCCGGCAAGAGTTTCCACGCCTTCCGCCTGCTCGATGCCGTCGCGGGTGCGGACAACGACACGTACCGTTACGGGGAGATTGCCGTGCCCGAGGGGTTTGACGGGCTGAACGGTGGCAACGGAGGCATCCATGTCCTGATTCCCTATACACCCGACATGCGCCGGTTAATGGTCCGCTTCGTCATCAAGAGCGGTTCGGGCGGTACGGCATATCTGAAGAATCCCGTTACGGGTAAGTTCTGGTTTCCGGTCCTGTCGGAGACGGATGCCGATACGGCGGACATCGCCTTGGCCGCGCTCTTCGCCGTCAACGGGAACGGCATCTACCGACTGCTGCCGCGTGAAGGACATCTTGCCGTGTACAGCGGCGAAGAGACCGATTTCGGTATCGGTCCCGCCAAGGCCCAGAACGGGACGTTCCTGCTGAAAGCCTCCGCCGGAAACCTGTACCGGCATCCGACCACGGGTGTCGGCCTGATCGACTACCTGCATTCATCTTTGGAGAACAACGGTCTGGCCGCCAAGTTGCAGTCCGAGTTCGCTGCAGACAGGGTGATTATCAAGAACGCCTATATGGATTCCGCGACGGGGGAACTGCTGCTGGAAACCGTGGAAAAGGAGGACAGTGATGGGTAAGTACAAGGTCATGGCCGGACAGAACCTCTACGATGTCGCCCTGCACCTGTACGGCAGCATCGAGGGTGTCGTGGACCTGCTGATCAGCAATCCGGAACTTTCCTTTGCCACGACGCTGTGTGCCGGGCGGGAACTTGTCTACACGGACGGTTTCGCTATCTGTGCCGATGTGGTCGCCTATAACGAACTGCACGGTATCGTACCCGCCAACGGGGAACGCCATGTCTATCCCAAGGTATTCACCCGGCCGCCCGCCGCCGTTCTCACGCTCGATGCGGGAATTATCACCGTGCAGTGTGCTGTTTCCGGTACGGGCTTGTTGGAAATCGACTGGGGTGACAACAGCGATACGGAGAACGTCTTCCTGACGGACACCCCGCAAATCCTTACCCATATCTTCGACAACAAGGTGCGGGAAAGACGAACGGTACGGTGGTTTACGGAAGCCTGTTTCAAGACCGTCGATTGGAGCGGGCTTAAACCGAAGTCGTTGGTGCTGTTACGCCCACTGCACGTGGAGGAGCTGACACTCACGGATGCCGTTCTTTCCCTGGAGGGCCTGCGACTGCTCTCCGGTACCTACCTTCTGAACCTGTCCGGTATCGTTACGGCAGATCTCACACCGCTTGCCGGAAGCCATGAACTGATGACGCTCGACCTCTCTGCCGCCCGGCTGAAGCCGACGGTCATCGACCGTTACCTGACAACCCTCGTGGAACGTTACGGGAACCGGCGGAACTGCACGGTCATCCTGCCGATTGCCCCGACTGGGGATTACCGGGAACCGGAACGGGATGCCGAGACAGGCCGTTACCACATTACTTCGGGCATGGAGGCCGTATGGGTCATCCTGCACGAACAAGCGTGGAACGAGGGCGGATCCTGGAAATTCATTATCGACAATATAACCTATACCGTGGAATGAGTCGAACGATTAAGGAAATATACAACGAGGCCGTGCAGGAACGTAACCGGCGGCTGGAGCTGACGGAATTTGCCAGCGACTCGAAGCTGTCCGTGATGAACGGCATCCTGTGGGTCGTGGCGGCGGTCATATACAGTTTCGAGACACTGCTGGATGTCTTTGCCGTGGATATTTCGGAGGTCATCAACAGCCGTATTAACGGCACGCCGAACTACTATGCCAACGCGCTGCTGCAATACCAGCAGGGAGACGAGCTGATCGTCCGCGAGGACGGCCTTGCTTTCGGTTATGCCCAAGTCGACGAGACGAAGCGCATCATCACGCAGGTCTCCTATGTTGAAAGCACGGATGACAGCAACCTTGACAGCAAGCTGATCCTGAAAGTCGCCACCGGCACGAAAGGACATCCGGAAGCCATCCCCGCTGAAGAACTGGCTCCTGTCAATGCCTATATCAACAAGCTGAAATTCGCGGGGACCCGCATCGAGGTCATCTCTACCAAAGGCGACGTGCTGGTACCCCGCCTGACGGTTTTTTATGACGGTGCCATTCCCGAAGCGGAGGTGTACGACAACATCGGGGCGCAGATCCGGGGGTACATCACGAGCATCGACTTCGACGCCGCGGTCTATGTTTCCCGCCTGACGGATGCCATACGGGAAGCGGAGCACGTCACCGATGTCTATATCGACGAGTCGGCAGTCCCCGGGCAGGGCGTGTTCATCGCCTGCCACGACACGGACGGCAAGATACAGCCCCTGCAACGTATCGGCCGTATGGCTTATACCGCCTCGGGCTACCTGAAAGAATCCTCACGCAAGGACGAGGAGTCGGAACTCCCGACCTTCCGGGAATCCATAACACTTAAAATCGAGAGCCATGAGGTATAAACTTCCCGTTGACCGTCTGGTGAACCGGCTCGTACCGCATTACCTGCCGGGACGGCGGTTCATCCTCTTCGTGCAGAGCTGTCTTTACCCGTTGCAGGGCCTGAACGAACGCTTCCGGACCTTCGCCCGCGAGCGGCACATCGAAGCCCGCATGACCTCGCAGGTCATTTACTTCGAGTGGTACCTGAACTACAAGTTCGGGAAATACCTCAAAGACGGCAAGGACCGTATCTTCATCAAGGAAAGCGAGGCTGTCGGCGTGGACCTTTACCACGAAAATGCCGAGTATAAACGCCCCTGCACGATCTGGTTCGGCGGTGAGGAGATAACGGCTTTGCGGGAAGACGAGAAGCCCCGGCCGTTCTACCGCCTTGCCGAGGAAAAGTTCCTGAACAAGGTCAGCTTCATGGTCTGTGTCCCGCCGATTACCATTCCTGCACGGGAGTTCGTCTACATGCTCTCGTACGTGGTGAACCGCTACAAAATAGCCGGCAGGACCTATCTGATCAAGATCGATGAAGAAGAGTATAACCCTAATCATAACGCATAAGCATGAAAGAATATGTAGCCGAAACCGGCGGACGATATACCTATTCGGACGACATCCTGAACTTGCAGGAACTGGCGTTGAGCCTGAATGCCATCTTCGACGGATGTTCGGATTTCATCATATCCGGATGCGGGACGGACGGTGCCAGAATCGCTCCAGGTTATGTCTGGCTCGGCGGCAAGGTTCGTCGCTTCGAAGGGGCCACGGACGCGGTCTATCCCTATTATATCTACGAGACAAACCGGCACGAGTCGGTAGTCTATGCCAACGACGCGAACAAATGCGGCCGTACCTGCTATCTCTGCGCCGGGAGTAAAAGCGTCCCCGACACGGCGGACGCCGTCACGGGAGCGCTCCCCGCCTTTATCGAAATCACGGAGGATTACGCTCCCCGTTTTATCGACAAGTTCTTCGGACGCTATGCCGTACTTTCGGACACGCCCTTCCCGCGTCAGACCGTGAAGAAGGATCTGGTACTGACCGGAACCTTTACCGGGCAGAAGGAAATCGCCTCGAAGACGGCGGTGTCCGTCAGCGGCGGGAACGGCTACATGCTCAGGGGCATCGTCAAGGCGGACGGCAACGCTTCGCTCGGGGCCTACCTCAGCGGGCTTTTGATCAACGAAATCGTCATTCACACGGACGGCACCTTCAGCTTCATGAAGCAGGGAAAGGAGCTGGCACGGATTACGGAGGACGGTATCCTGTACGGAACCTCGTTAAGCGACAATGCCCGCATCGGGGCTATCCGGATTCAAGGGTGCGATATGTTCAACGTGTCGGACGTTACGGACGAAGGGTGCGTGCGCGTCAACCGCTTCGGACTGAACGGCGGCGGTACGAAATTCCGTGACTTCGCGGTCTACGACGGCAAGGCGGGAAGTATGCCGATTTTGAAAGTCATCGGGAAGAATGCCACCGTTGAGGTCGGCGGTCTGCTTTCGGTACGGAGTGCCGGTCGCGGTATCGATTTCTGTAACACGGCCTACACGAAAGAGGATCCGAAGCTGACAAACCTCCTCTCGTGGCGGGACAGTGCGGGAGTAGCCATCGCCGCTGTCGGTTACGACGCCACCGACACTTTCCGCTTTCTCGTGCGCAACACGCTCGGGGACATCGTTCTCGCACCGCAGGGTTGTGTCGATATTTTCGGCACCTTGAAAATCAACGGCAAGCCCGTCGCCGAGACCTATATTACCGTAACGGTCTATACCCAGGGAATGAAGGGCAAGGTGGACAAGGTGGCGGGCAAACAGCTCTCCACGGAGGACTTCACTACCGAATACAAGAAGAAGCTCGATGCCATCACGACGGGCACGCTCGACGGGGGCGATACGGGTTATGTCACCTCGGCAGCTGTTGCCGAAGCTTTGAAAATGAAGCTGTCGGCCGGCGAGAACCTGCTCGACGTGATGGACAAGGCGGCCGCCCGCCGCAACCTCGATGTCTACTCCAAAGCCGATGCCGGGAGCGTGTTCCTGAAAATTACGGAAGGATTGCAGGAGCTGGTGCGTCTTTCGGCCGCGGAGGTCAACTCGCTCTCTGCGGAGGAGGCCGCGGCGTTGAAAGCCCGGAAGCAGGCGGCTGTGCGGGACACCCTCGATGCCGAGAAAAAAGGCACGGGAGAGCTGAAGCTTGCCAAGGCATCGAACCTCTCCGACGTGCAGGACAAGGGCAAGGCACGGGGGAACCTCGAGGTGTACTCCAAGGCGGAGATAGACGACCTGCTGGCCGGAAAGCTCGGCACGGACTCTGCCTATGACGGCGTGGTCTTCACGGCGGAGCTGCGGGACAAACTGCTGGCGATAAAAAGCGGCTCGTTCGCTTACACGGACGAGGACGGGAAGTCCCACACTCAGGTCGAGGGTTATCTCTCCACCTCCCAGGTCGTGAAGCAGCTCAGGCTGAAAGCCGAACGGCTGATGACGGGCTACAACGCCTCGGAGCGGGACACGATCGCCGAAAATCTGAATTTCTATACCCGCACGGTATCCGACAGCCGCTATGCCCGGGTGGAAAACCTCTTTCAGGATTATATTACCCGGCTCGTATCGCAGGGCAAGACCACGGCACAGGCCCAACAACTCCTGCGGGAGAAGCTGAACCTGCTCTCCAAGGACGAGGTGGTCAGGGAATATTTGCGCAAGGATGCCAAGCTGGCCGACCTTGTGCTGGGCGGCACCGAGGCGCAACGTCAGGTGTGCCGTACGCTGGGGGCGGCTTTTGCAGCGGATTACCAGCCCGTACTCACGGATACCGGCTGGCTGCAGATGGCCGGCAGCGGTTCAGGGACGGACACCCGTAACCTTTTTATCCGCCAGATCGGTCCTGTCGTCTCCATCCAGGGCTCCGTCAACACGGCATGCCGGGACGGGAGCAACTGGGGCGGCATCGTGGCAGTCATCCCCAACACGGTCCAGCCGCCCAAATACAGCGTGCGTTGCGCAGCCGCGAACTGGAACGACGACCATAAGTACAACCGTGGTACCTCCTTTGTCATCTATGGCGGTTCCCGTAAAGTACAACTCTACGAGAGCGGCATGTACAACGTGAATGTGGAACTCAACTTTACTTATTTTGTATGATGAAACGAATCAATGTGAGCGGCGATATCGAGAGTCGCCGGAGAATAGCCGGGAGGCATGTCCCCTCGGCAGCACAACCCACCATTATTGCAGGACAAGATGAAACAGGGAAGGAAAACGGGACAGACAAGGACGGTGAGGCGGACAGTGCCCCGAAGGCGCGAAGACGGAAGGCCGGCGGGAACCCTTAAACGGTTCCCGTTCGACGAGACCCGGCTGGGTTTCATGCTCCGTTACGAGATGCCGATAGTCTACTACCTGCTCCGGCGGCTCTGCCCCGGGCAGCAGCCGTTCGAGCCGGACTGGCGTGTCGTCGATTCCGTGGCAGGTGCCTCGAAGGACCCCTCGTACCGCAAGCCCAAGTTCCGCCGCTACCTGGAGGAGTACAGCCGGAACGGACTCTATTGCCGGCGGGGAAAGCGGCTCACACCCGGGCGCAAAGCCTATTACGAGGGTATCCGTCGCCGCAAGACGGAAGACTTTATCCGGCGGAACCGCAAGCGGCTCAGGAAGGAGCACGGGGAATTGCCGGATGGCGGGGAATTGCTGCAGAATATAAAACGTATCGTTAAAAAGAAATTGTAACATATTGATATAAAATGATTTGAAAAAACATCTAATTGCATCTATTGCAGTTCGAACCGTTTTTCCTATTTTTGTACCCGGTCGCTTCAAGACCCCCGCATATTATCAAATGAGTATCCCTTCCGCGGGATACGGTCAGCGAGACTCTTCTCCCAATCTTGTCAACTGAAACGGACGGTGCAACCGAACCCGTCCGCCCCGCATCCAGTTTCGGACGATACGGCATGTCTCCGTGTTGTCCCTTCGGGCATTTTTAATCCATAAATTATCAAATTACGATGCAAGAAGATTTGGAAAAGACGGGCGGCATGGAAGGCATGTCTGTCGAAGAGATGTTCCTCGGGATCCAGGAATCCTACGAGGCGGCGCAGCAACGGGCGCAGGAAGAGAACCGGGCATTCGCCCGCACGGAGTTCTTCCGCATGGACAAACCGGGTGTGTACAGGTTGCGTGTACTGCCGCTGGCGCCCAACGCGGACGGAACGGCCTCGCGTCCCGGGTACGAGTTCCCCGTACACCAGCTCCTGCTGGAGTTGGAGAAGCCTGCCACGGGTAACAAGCCCCAGAAGATGTATGTCACCGTCACCCGTGCCACGGACGCCGGTTATTCGGTGGACCCCATCGAGACCTACCGCCGTCTGGCCGTGGCACAGGCCAGGGAGGCGGGCGATGACAAGCTGGCCGAGAAAATCGACGGAGGGTCGTTCGGCGGCGGCTTGAAATACAACTACGGCCACTGCCTGTACATCTTCGACCTCGACGAGCGCGGCAAGGGCATCCAGATGATGACCCTCTCGCACGCCCAGTTCAAGGACCTGGACGAGCGCAAGTTCAAGCTGTGGCAGAAGAAGCTGCAGAAGAATCCGGCGTACCCGTGCCCGATCTCGTCGGTGCGTGACGCCTATCCCGTGGAGATAGAGAAGCGCAAGAACGGCTCAAAGACCGAGTACGTCATCTCCATCGACAACGAGTCCGACCCGCAGCCGCTGACCGCGGAGGACCTAACCCTGCTGATGGGGGCTCCGCGCATTCCCGACATCATCTACCGCTATACCCGCTACCACTTAGGTGCCACCGTCGAGTTCCTCAAGCAATGTGACGCGCTCTACGGCATGTCGCTCATGGAAACGGATGACATGAAAGCGGTCATCGACACGCTGGAGGGGGAACTGCCCGGGGAGGACACCTCGGCCTTCTCCTACGACCGCCGCACGAAAGACAGCAGGGAGAACGGGCAGAACAGTGCCGGACGCATCTCCTATGACGACCTGAGCGACCGCCACGGGGAACTGTGCCGGCTGTCTCTCGGCGACCGTACCGAAGAAGGACAGGAGTTGCGCTCCCTGATCCGCGCTTTCATCGAACAGGAGGGATTGTCGGTTCGCGTGACCCGTTCCACCTCGAACGGCGAGCTGATGGACATGATCTATGACGAGATGATGGGGCCGGAACCGGAAAGCCACGAGCCGGAAGATCCCGAAGGGGAGGATACGGCACGGGAAGACGAACCGCTACCGACGGAGCGCACGGAGCGCCCCCGACGCCGCAGATAATCTTTCATAAGAAACAACAGAGAGTCACCCGACGGGAGGTCTTATGCCTCCCGTCATAATCTTCACCATGCTTATGAAAGAAAGTTATCCCTGCCTGCTGCTACTGAACGACATACACGTGTCGAAAGACAATATCCCTGCATTCACGGCCAACTGGCAGGAGGCCCTCGATATTTGCAGGAAACTGGACATCCGGGAGATCGCCGTGGGCGGCGACCTCTTCTTCTCGCGTGCCGCACAGACGCTCGACGTGCTGCTGGCGGTGCATGACGCCCTGCTTGCCGCCGCCGGGCACGGCATCCATGTCACGCTGGCGGAAGGTAACCACGACAAAGTCAATCAGGAGGCTGTCAGAGGTTATTGCCATGTTTTCGACCGGCATCCCAACGTGCTGGTGTGCGACGAGTACGTGTCGCTGCCCGTGAGCGATGACTGCCGTTTCGTCCTTCACATGATGGGTTACTTTCCGGAGGACGGCTCGTTCTGTACACGTCTCGACCGCCTCAGGGAGGAAGCCCTCGACCCGGGACGGCTCAACTTCCTCTATATCCACGAGGGTATCAACGGGGCGCTGGCGCAGCCCTCCGAAAAGGAGCTGCCTGCCAAGATTTTTGAGGCGTTCGATAAGGTCTTTGTCGGCCACTACCACAACCGGTGCATCATCCCGAAAACCCGTATCGAGTACATCGGCTCCTCGCGTCAGCACAACTTCGGCGAAGACGAGGAAAAGGGCTACACCGTCATCTATGCCGACGGCACGCACGAGTTTATCAAGAACCGTGTGAACACACGTTACAAAGTGCTGGACGTCACGGCGGAGCAGGCGGGACTGCGCCTGATGGACGAGCTCAGGGAGATAGACGCCGACGGCCGCTACAAGGTCAAGGTACGGGTGCACGCACCACAGGCGGCCGTGAAGTCGGTGGACAAGGCGGCGCTTCTGGAGGCGGGCGCCACGAAGGTGGAGCTTGTCGCCGATGACGAGGAGATGCTTGAAACCTCCTCTTCGTCACTCTTCGAGAAATTCGACAGCCGCCGTATCCGCGAGACCTACGAGGAGTTCTGCCACGAAAAGCAAATCGAGGACGTGGCTGTCGGACTGGAATACTTATCTAAAATCGGGAACGGACCATGTGGAAATTAAATAACATAGAGGCGGAAAACCTGTGTGCTTTCCGCCATTTGTCGTACACCTTGCAGCAAGGGGTTACGACCCTGATTTTTGGTGACAACCGCGACAACGACTCCCAGCAGTCGAACGGTGCCGGCAAGTCCGCCCTGCTGGAGTGCATCGCCGTGGGTGTCACGGGCAGTCCGCTGCGCAAGATACGCTCGGAGGAGATTATCAACGATGCCGCCGGGGAGTGCCGCATCGAACTGCACCTGACAAACGACTTTTCAGACGAGGAACTTGTCGTCACCCGTCGCATTCCCCGTAAAGGGGGCTCGATGGTCACCTGCACGCTCCGGCGTGGCGGCAAAAAGGTAGAGACGGACGAGGCGGTACAGCCTTCCGTCGATGCCTACAACCGGTACATCCTCGACAAATTAGGCATCACGCGCGACGAGTTGCTGAACAACTTCATCCTCTCGAAATACCGGTATGAGGATTTTCTCTCCTCATCGGACAAGGAGAAGAAAGAGATTATCAACCGTTTCTCGAACGGCATCCTCGTGGACGAGGCCATCGCCCGCGTCGAGGAGGACATCGCACCGCTCGGTGACGAGCAGCAACGGATAAATCTCGAACTGGCCGGTATTGACGGCCGTATCGGGATGTTGCAGGAACAGATCGACCGTGAAACGGCAGCGAGTGAAGAGCGCGGACGCACACGGGAGGCCCGCATTGCGGAACTGGAAACAGCCGTCACCACCAAACGTGGGCAGATACGCGTGCGCAAAGAAGAAATCGCGGGAATCAACTCGGCTATGGAGAAAGTCCGGCAGGCGGACGAGGCGTTGCAGGAACTGGAATCGTCGGACAGCTCATTGGAAGAATGTCTGAAATCCATAGAAAAGTTCATGCCGCTTTTTCCTGACACACGGCGTACGGACTGGAGTCTGACACTCAGGCTCAAAAAGGAGGATTTGGAGGTCGCCCGGGCCTCCCTTGCCAATCTTGATGCCGCGGTCAGGCATGCCGAAGAGACGCTGGCGGAGAAACGTGCGGCATGGGAACGGTTCAAGGCGGACCATGTCGGCTTTTGCTCGCGGTACGAGGAACAGACGGCAGCCTTCCGGTCGCGGTTATTGGATATCGACAGGCAGTTGCGCGACCTTGCCGGACGTCTCGATGACCTGCGCCGCAAACGGCGTATCGTCTCGGCCGGTATCGACGAGCTGTCCAACAAACTGGCAGGCACGATTACCTGTCCCGCCTGCGGCCACGAGTTTCTGGTGGCGCATCCCGGATTCGACATCGAGGCGGGAACAAAAGAGCTGCGCATGCGTCAGCAGCAACTCTCCGAGATTAACGGACGTATAGAAGCCGGAGAGCAGCAATCCGAGGAGGTCGAGATGCGGCAGAACCGCATCCGTGCCGAACGCCGCGCACTGGAGGATGACTGTCATGACCGGGAACAACGTCTTGCAGGGCACGAGCGGGCGGTACGCGCCGCCACAGGCAGTGTCGAGAGCGCGGAGCATGACCGCAAGCGTGCCCATGCAGGGATTACCGCCCTGCAGGACGAGATCGACGGCATCCGTCGGAAGGTCTTCGACGAGGTGTTCGGCTTTATCGACGAGCGTAATGCCGCACTCGGTCGGGAGAAGCGCAAGGCCGAAGAGGATATCCGTGCTGCCGAATGCGCCGTGGACACACTGAAAGAGACCATCCGGGAGGTGAACGAGGCCGCGACGACCGACCTGACCCGCTCGCTCCGTACCGCAATGAAACAGGAGAAACAACGCTCGATGGAAACTGCCGGACGGAAGTTAGAGGTGGATGACCGGGTACGGGCCTTGGAGGTGCAACGTGAACGCTTCATGCAGTTCAAGACCTATCTGGCCAACACCAAAATCGAGGCGCTCAGCCGTATCACCAACGAGTTCCTGACAGGTATCGGCAGTGATATCCGCATCCGTTTCGACGGTTACACGGTACTCAAAAGCGGCAAGGTACGCGAAAAGATTTCCATATCGCTACTCCGTGACGGCGTGGACTGCGGCTCGTTCGGCAAGTTCTCCGCCGGTGAGGCGGCACGGGTGAACCTTGCCACCATCCTTGCCATGCAGAAACTCGTCAATGCCAACTGCGACGACGGGAAAGGGCTGGATTTATTGGTCCTCGACGAGATACTGGAGGCGGTGGACGAAGCCGGGCTGGCATCGATGTTCGAGGCGCTGAACGCGCTCGGCGGAACCGTGCTTGTCGTCTCGCACGGCAACGTGGCCGAGGGGTATCCCCACAAACTCGTAATCGTGAAGGAGCATGGAGAGTCGGGAATCGGAGAATAGCGTCCTCACAAGGGAGCAGGTGCTGGCGTTGGACATCGCCACACGCACGGGATACTTCTCGCTGCATGAGGCCGGGGTATGGAACTTCACCGAATCGAAACGGCGCAACGGCAACAAGATGCACGGCGCTTTCCGCGCGATGCTTCTGGCATACATGCGCCGCTACGGCATCCGGCAGGTGGTGGCCGAAGATGTGTCGGTGAACCGCCATTTCTATGATCTGCGGCGTCTGGCGGAGCTGAGGGGGATTTTACTTGAAGTCTGCGACGAGCTGGACCTCCCCGAACCGGAGTTCGTCAACCCGGCGACCCTGAAAAAATGGGCCACGGGGGACGGCCATGCCGACAAAGCGCAGATGATCGCCGCGTGCAAGAGCAGGTACGGCATCGTGCCCGTGGATGACAATGCGGCGGATGCCTGCCACCTCTTCCATTACTATATACGCAGGTACAGATTGTAAAATGATTCGCATTTGAGATTCGGGGGCGGCGGAAAAGGCTGCCGCCCGCTTTTAATTGACGCTCACCGAAGCTGACAGATTAGGACACAAGATTGGTTATCAACTTCTTTTCAGTCAGTGAAAGTGTGGAAAAGAAAGACGTATTTACGGCGAATCCATCCGCAGGGGATGAATCCGCGAGACGGAGGGCGGCACTTCTTCGGAAGTATGTCATGCCCCACAGGAATCTGATATACAGTATCTGTATCAAGTATACCTTCAACCGGGAGGATGTCGAGGATAATTACATGGAGGCCCTCACGAACTTCTTCAAGTACATGGACTCCTACGATCCGGCACGACCCGTGAAGACGTGGATATACGCCGTCACGAAGCGGCTTATCGCCGACCTGAACTCCCGCAACCGCAGCCGGACGCCCCCGGATGACAACGTGGACATCGGGGAATTGCGTTCGACGCTGCTCTCCGACGACGAGCCGTCGGAAAACTGTATGGGCATGGACAACTACCGCGAGTTCTATAACGACGACATCCTCTGGGCGCTGGACCGGCTCAAACCGATTTATCGGGAAGCCTTCCTGCTGCAACAGGCGGGATACAAGATCGGGGAAATCATGGAGATCACCTACCGGAACGGGACGCTCCAGACCCGGAACATCGAGACGGTCAAGAGCCGTCTGTTTTTGGCGAAATCGCAATTGCGTAACCTTCTGACACGCGATGGAGAGAGACGAGTGGAAAAATAGCAGCCGGAGGCTCTTCACCCGCCTCGTGCGTGCAACGCTCCGGGCGGATTTCGTCTTTCCCGCGGGCGGACGGGCTGACAGGGTGCTGGACGCGTGTTTCGATGCCTTGGCCCCGGTCAGCGCGGAGCGGCTGGCGGACTTCTGCATCTGCCAGGTTCATGCCATCTCCGGCTTCGGTGCCGCTTACCTCCGCCGGTGGAATGTCACGCACTCGTTCGGGAAAAAGGCTGTGGGGCGTTACCTGCAAGCGGATCGAAGACGAAGATATCACGAGGACCGCTGGCTGAAAAGCTTCTCCCTCTCACGTCGGGGGCTTTCGGCACTTGCCGAAGACCGCAGCCACCATCCTTTCGAGCGCTTCCTCTATCCCGAATACGAGGAGACGACCAAACGGCGCCTGCTCTCCACCGAAGCGGGCTATGCCGTTTGCGGCATGTCCACCTTGCTGTGGACGCCCTTCTCGCCCTCGTGCCGACGATGTGTGAATGCCCGGGAGTGCCGTTGCCGAACAGCCGCACGTTATCCCGAACTCTACCGCATCCGCCGTGAGACGTGGGAAAAAGGACAGGAGGTACGGCCATGAGCACGACCAACCCTTTGAGCGCGGAGTTCCTCTACGAGTTGTATGCCACGGCCCTGAGACAGGAAAACCTGTGCGGCATACTGGCCCGTCACATGCGCAGGGAGTACCTGCCGGACCGTTCGTTCCAACGGGTGCAGGAACGTATCGCCACGCATTACCGTACCTACAGGACACCGCCGTCGTATGCCGTGCTGGCGCAGACCTTTTAGGAGGATTACGACGCGCTGGAACTGATCGACACGTTCCGCGAGTACGACGAGGGACAGAGCGCCGAGGTGATGACCGACATGCTCGAATCCTACATCAAGGGCGTGAGGCTGCAGGCGGTCTATGCCGAGGTGGGGAAACTCTACAACGAGAGCAGGCAGGACAAGGCGGAGAAGACATTGCGGGAATATGCCGAGTGGCTGGCGGGCTTTACGCTCAAGAACACCTCGTTCATCGACGTGGCGGATACCTTCTCGGAACGTTTCGAGCGCAACCGCCGTCGTGAGGAGGAAGAGGAACGCTCGACGGCACCCCGTGTGTCGCGCTTTTACATCCCCTATCTGGATGCGCTCAATGCCGGACGCAACCTGCGGGGGCAGCTGACCTGCTTCCTCGCTTCGACGGGTGTCGGAAAATCACATATCGCCAAGTGGATAGGCGTCCGGGCCAATATCGACGACGGGTTGCACGTGCTGCACTTTCAATTGGAAGGCTCGGAGGAAGAGGCGTTGAACGCCTACTCGGGAGGACTGATATCGAAGAACGCCTACTATTTCGAACGGGGAAAGATATCGGACACGGAGATGCGCCATCTGGAAAAACTGGTGCTCTCGTATGCCGGAAGCATCACCGTGCGCAGTTACCCGCGTTTCAACGCGCAGGTTTCGACGCTCGACATCAAGAACGGCATCTCGGAATACCGCAAGCTCAAGGGACACAATCCCGACATTGTCATTGTGGATTCGATGGATCTCCTGACAGACGCCGCCCGCCGTGCGTGGGACGCAAGCCATGAACGGGCCAAGCGCATCGCCGTGGCCAACGACCTCAAGGATTTGGCGGCGGACGAGCAGGTATGGATGGTGGTGACCTACCAGAGTACCATCGAGGACCGGGACTGGCTCAATGACGAACGGAACGTGCTGACCGAATATAACTGTTCGGAAGCAAAAGGGTTGTCGCGTCCCTGCACGCACCTCATATCGCTCAACCAGTCCTCGGCCGAGCGCAAGGAGAATGTCATGCGCCTGCACGTGGCCAAGAGCCGTTTTTTCAAAAAGGGCGATACCATTAAAATTGCAACGGATTATGATAATGAGGTGTTTTACGACTCGCAGCGGTCGATGAATTTAGCGCAGAGGATGTAAATTTCTTGCGCTTTTTATTGATTTTCAGTCGGCTTGTGTTAATTTTGCGATGAAAAACGGAACAAGAAAAATTATGGAACAAAAATTCTGTCAAAGTTGCGGTATTCCGATGGCTGCTGAAATTTATGGTACAAATGCCGATGGTTCTCTAAATGAAGACTACTGTATGTATTGTTACAAAGATGGGGCATTCGTCGGTCCGGCTGATTGTACAATGGAGCAGATGATTGACTTTTGCGCTCAGTTTACTGACGAAATGAACAAGCACACCGGACTTAACTTAACACCCGAGCAGGCAAAAGAACAGATGCGTCAGTTCTTTCCCCGTCTGAAACGTTGGAAAAAATAAACAGGCATATTATGAGATATTGTTGTACGGTTTTATCCGTGTCAGATATAAACAAAGCCCGAAGTTTCTACGAAAACATATTCGGGTTGGAAGTTTGTCAGGACTATGGACGAAATATCTTGTTTTCTTGCGGTCTCGCTTTACAACAGGATTTCGATTGGCTCGTCGGCGTGTCCAAAGAACAAATTCATAAAAAGCCCAACAATATTGAAATCGCTTTTGAAGAACATGATTTTGACGTTTTTATGCAAAGACTAAATGATCATCCCACAATCGAGTTTTTAGGCGGTGTCATTGAACATGATTGGGGACAGCGGGTAATTCGTTTCTATGATTTGGACGGACATCTCATAGAAGTCGGTGAAGAGATGAAGATGGTTATAGAAAGATTTATCTCTGATGGAATGAGTCTGGAAGAAGTTTCCAAAAGGATGGATGTTTCTGTTGACGGTCTGCTAAAACTATTAAATTAAACCCTATAAATAAACATGGATATACAACGTATAATCAGCTTGGTTAAAGAGACTAAGGGGATAATCACAAACAGGGAAATGGCAACCCATGTGAAAGAAAAGGGAGTTGCTGACTATGTTACGCAGGTTGATGTGGCTGTACAGAACTTTATGAAAAAGGCGCTATATACACTTGCGCCGGACATACAGTTTCTCGGAGAGGAAACCGGCTTGCAGCGGATAGATACGGACAGCTACTGGATTCTTGACCCCATTGACGGCACCACCAACCTCATGCATGACTATCAGCACAGTGTGGTTTCATTGGCACTTTGCCGCCAAAAAGAGATTGTTTTGGGTATTGTCTATGACCCGTTTCATGAGGAGCTTTTTTCCGCCCTCAAAGGCGAAGGCAGTTTCTTGAACGGTAAACCGATACACGTTTCCTCTGCCCAAAAGCTCTCGGAAACCATAATCGGTATCGGTACTGCTAAAAGAGAACTGGCGAAAGAAAACTTCGCCAAGTTTCTCAAAGTTTATGAAAATTCACAGGATATTCGACGATTTGGTTCCGCCGCTTTGGAATTGGCATATACCGCGTGTGGCAGACAAGGTGGATATTTCGAGGTATATTTGAATCCGTGGGATTATGCAGCAGGGATGCTTTTGGTACAAGAAGCCGGAGGAAAAGTTACTGACTGGAATGGAAATACACTTGACCCGGCTCAAGGAAATCATGTGGCCGGAACAAACGGACAAGTCCATGAAGAATTACTCAAGCTGTTATCATGAGCAACGAAATTTTATATATCCTCCTCCCGGACTATGCCGAGCACGAGGCGGTTTATCTTTCTCAGGTGATATCTGCCGATGATTTTACCATGAAAGAGAATCCGAAATATATCAATAAGGTCGTGTCTCCGACATTGGAGCCGGTCAAATTATACAGCAATTCACTCGATTATGGCACAGGTGGTCCTGATGAGGTTTTGTAGCTTATTGATAATGAATATATTAATACATATAAAAATTTGAAGTGTGCAGGAATATGGAGTAAACAGGAACCTCGTTAAACGTGCAAAGCAGATTCTTCGCAATTGCAAGGGCCGTAAGATGACGGAGCGATTTGCATGCGATGTGTGCCGGGTGGTATATGACTCGGGATGGGTGTATGCTGCCGATGGCGGGGATTTTCATATCTGCCACTCGTGCCGAAACAAATATCTTCCGGGTAAGATGCAGCGCTGGAGGCTTTACTCGTCCGCTTTTGAGTCAAGCAAGAAGAAACATTGAGAGGCGAATTTACGACCTTAATTATAGAAATAAGACGATAAACAGAAAGGACTCCGTTTAAGGGAGTCCTTTTGTTTCTTTTTTATAGTGCCCATATCATGTCCTGCCGATATGGGCACTGATTAGATACTACAAATATACATAAATGTTCAATTTATGAGCATTTTACTCGGTTAGATTTAAAACATAAACAGTTGCTTTTACTGGTACGAGAACGGGAGGACAATATACCGTAATGCAACCGCATTAAAGAAAATTCGCATTTCTTCAAACCCTGCTGTAGAAACCGGTGCTATACCTTAATATGGAGCTATCGGTACAGGAACAGCAATATTTGGTTTCGGAGATCGTCCGCGAGACGGGGGCGAAACGCGACGGCGGGGGCAGGAACCTGATCGTTCCCCGCTGCCCGTTCTGCGGCAAGACGGGCGGGAAGTTCGGCATCTACATCGGTCCCGAAACGACCCGCCGCAAGCCCTTCATGGGGCATTGTTTCTCGTGCGGCGCCTCCACGCGTACCCTTGGGCAGCTGCTTGAGGCCATCGGCCGCATGGACCTGATGGTCACACCGACCACGGATGTCGCCGCACCGCTGGAGAACCTGCTTCTCCCGGCCCCTGAACCGGAAGAGATCGATGACCGGCTGGCGAGTGCCAAACTGCCGGATTTCTACAAACGCACCTTCCGGCACCCGTACCTGCAAGCGCGGGGCTTCACTTTCGATGACTACGAATACTTTCCCGTGGGTATCACCGGCAAACTCAATTCCCGCTACGCCGACTACGTCATCTTCCCCGTCACCGACGGGGGAAATACGGTAGGATATGTTGCCCGCCACACGTGGCCGAAAGCGGATATCGATTCCTATAACCGCAAGGCGAAATACTCCGGCGGATACAAGATCCTGCGTTACCGTAATTCCACGGACAACGACTTTTCCTGTTTGCTCTATAACTACGATGCCGTCCGTGAGAACGAGACCGATACGGTCATTCTTGCGGAGGGCATCTTCGATGTCATCGCCCTGACACGCAAGCTCGAACTTTACGACAATCCATACATCGCCGCCGTCGCGACTTTCGGGAAGAAAATCTCCGACGTGCAGACCTACAAGCTGCAATCGAAGGGCGTGAAAACCATAGTCGTCGGCTATGACGGCGATGCTGTGGATGCCATCAAACGGACGGCGGAACGGCTGAAACCGTATTTTGAAGTCTTCATCGCCGACATAGCCGATGCCGGCAAGGACTGGGACGAAATGAGCGGGCGGGAGACTTACGGGACATTCGCCTACCGGTTATTGACACCTATCGAATATAAACTCAAAAAAATACAGGAAAGATGATACAGGAACTTCCGGCGTGGCTCGACAGCCACAACATAGATTACGGGATCGTGGACACGGAGGTCGTGGACATTCCCGGTTTCGGACGCCTCTTCACGGCCGACCTGTCCGGCGTGGACTCCATCTTCCGTGGCGAGGGCGATAACCCCGTCTTCAACCTGATGGAGCGCCCCGAGGTACTCATGGAAGAGGGAATCTTTCATGTGGCCTTTCCTTTCGGACGGAACTGGTATTACTACGACCTGCGGGAGACCTTCCGCTTCAACATCCTCAAATACATCGGTCGTCCGAAACCGCCCAAGCACGACATCCCGTTCGTGAACCTGGGCATCCATACACCTTACGAATTGTTGAATGCCTCCGGGTCATTGGAAACGTGGTGCCGCAAGGCAAAGTGGCTCGGTCATACGGCAGTCGGCATCTGCGACCGCAATACGATGGCCGCCACGCTCAATCTCCAGAAGGAATGCGCCAAGGCCGGTCTGAAACATGTTTTCGGATATACGCTGACGATGCTGCACGACGATGAACCGGTCGAGGTCAAAATCTACGCCCTGAATGATGACGGATTGCACAACCTGCTCCGTATTCAACGGGCCGTGATGGTCGATTCCGAACAAAACGTATTGGGTTATGACCGGCTGCTTGCCTGCGCGGCAGGGTGCGTGCTGGTGTTCGCCACCGGTTCCGCCTGCTGGATGACCTCGCATCCACGACACGTCGAACGCATCCGTCAGGGCTTCGAGGCGGTATACTACCAGGTGGACGGCAGCGAGTACAAGGCCGACCGTATCGACCGAGAGCGGTTGCTCGCCCTGAAACACTATTTCGAAAAATGTTATGATGCCGCCACCGATACCTATGCGGTGGAACCCGTATTGATTACGGACTGCTACTACCCGGACCGGGACGATGCGGTCTCGAAAATCGTGCTGAACAAGATTGCCTCCGGTGCGGCACACGGGCAAAGCGACGACCAATATTTCAAGAGTGTGGACGAACATTACGACACACTTCGGCCGCTCTTCTCCGACCGGTGGGATTTCGATACCCTGTTCCGGCGCATGTGCCGCCATACGGTGGAGATTGCCGGGCAGGCTGATGCCGCCTTCGAGACGGGGCGCATGTTCATGCCGGAGTACGGGATGCGTGAAGAGGAACGGGTGAAATACGGTGACCGGCGGACGATGTTCCTGCGACTGTTGGACGAAGGGCTCGCCGCAAAAGTTCCGACACCGGAACACGAACGCTATCGCAAGCGGCTGGACGAGGAGGTCTACATCATCGAATCGACGGATAACGTGGACTACTTTCTCGTCCAGTGGGACATGGTACGGGAAGCGCACCGGCGTGGCATAGCGACAGGTATCGGGCGCGGTTCGGCCGGCGGTTCGTTGGTCGCCTACCTGTTAGGCATCACCTCCATCGATCCCCTGAAATACGATTTGATATTTTCCCGCTTCCTCGTGCCGGAACGTTGCGGCCTGAACTGGAAAGAGGAGATAACGGTGCTGGCTCCGGACGTGCCACTCCCTGTCGGCGAACGCTATGTGGAGATAACGATGAACGGCGTGACTTACCGCCTTTGCCGAGACGCCCGGCTGCGGGTCATTCATGACGGAGAGGAGCTGACGGTATATGCCGATGAATTGATCCGTGGCGATGAGATCCTTTTCGACCGCCGAGATTTGTTGTGGAACCTGAAAGAATGCGCAATCCATGAATCCGAACTGTGAACACCGCCGTCCCTGTGACGGCTGCGACCTGTACAGGGGCGATGCCCTTGAAGTGCTGCCGCTGCTTGCCCGGCAGGGCGTAACGGCGGATATGGTCTTCACCGACCCGCCGTACGGCACTACGCACTGCCGCTGGGACGCCATTATCGACATCCCGAGGATGTGGAAGGTGCTGAAGGGCGTCTGCCGGCCGCAAACACCGATACTGCTCTTCTGCCAGCAGCCCTTTACCAGCGTGCTGGGATCGTCGAACCTGAAACGACTGCGTTACGCGTGGGTGTGGGAGAAGACGCAGCCGACGGGATTCCTGAACGCCCGGCGTATGCCGATGAAGGCGCACGAGGACATCCTGGTCTTCTACGACCGTTTGCCCAAATATAATCCGATCAAGAGTGACGGACATGCCCGGAAGGTCGTCATGGCCGCCCATCAGAAAAAATGCAATGCGGGGGAGATTTACCGAAGACATGACAGCTATCGCGACTATATCTCCACGGAACGCTATCCCCGCAGCGTGCTGAAGTACAAGACTGACAAGCAGCTCTCCTGCCTGCACGCCACGCAGAAGCCCGTCGCCCTGCTGGAATACCTGATTCGCACCTACACGGACGAAGGCGACACGGTGCTCGATTTCGCGATGGGCAGCGGCAGTACCGCCATGGCGTGCCGGAACACCGGACGGCGGTTTGTCGGCATCGAGATGGACGAAACGATTTTTCAAACGGCATACAACAGGATCATCAATGGCTGATCTCCATACGATACAAAAAATATTTTCGATGAAAGTAACGGATATAAAAATAAAACGGGCAGGAAAACCTTTGACGGTTACGGACGCCTTTGTCGACAAGGGACTGGTGCCGGGAGGCCACGCGGCTTTGCCGGATATCGACGTGGACTATGCTTCCGACCGCCGGCAGGAGATCAAGGAGTATCTCGAAGAACGGTATAATACGGGCGGTCGCCGGCGGGTTTTCTCGGCCGGGACCTTCACCACGATGCAACTCAAGGCCGCCTTGAAGGATGTCGCACGTGTGCACCGTGTGCCGCATCACACCGTGAACTACATCACCGCCATGCTGGACGACGGGTTGGACTGGACGGGGCTGTTCCGCATGGCGGCAGCGAACAGGAAACTCAAAGATTTCATCCGGACCTATCCGGAGGTCATCGAGGACGTGCGCCTGCTACTCGGCCAGCCCAGGGCGGCGTCGGTTCATGCCTCGGCTATCATCGTCACCCCCGAGACACGGGACGGGCGGACGGCGGAGTGTTTCGACTTCCTGCCCGTACGCAAGACGGACGGCATGCTCGTCTCGGAGTTCGACGGATACTCGGTGGATGAAATAGGATTGCTGAAAGAGGACGTGCTGGCAACGAAGGAGCTTACCAAGCTCAGTGCAGTCATCGCTCTTGTAAATGAACATTACAAGCAGGAGCTATCCGTCGAACGGATTACGAGCCGGGAGTTGGAGGATGAAAAGACTTATCGTCTGCTTGCCGAGGGCAATACGCAGAATGTCTTCCAGTTCTCCTCACCGGGCATCACGCGCTTTATTCAGGACGTGCGGCCCGACTGCATCGAGGACCTGATCGCCGTCAACGCCCTGTACCGTCCCGCGACGCTCGATATAGGAGCCACAGAGGATTATATCCGCTACCGCCGGGGTGAGGTGGCGCCGGTTTACGATTACGGCTGTTACAAGGCAACGAAGAACACGTTCGGGATTATGGTCTACCAGGAACAGTTCATGTCCGTGGCCCACACACTCGGAGGTTTCGACCTCGGCAAGACCGACCTGCTGCGCAAGGCCATCGGCAAGAAGAAAGCCGACCTGATGGCCACGCTCAAGGCCGACTTTATCGCCGGAGCCATACGGAACGGCTGCCCGGACTATGAGGCGGAAACCATCTGGCACAAGATCGAGGTGGCGGGCAAGTACTCGTTCAACCGTTCCCACGCCGCCGCATACGCCCTGACGGCTTACTGCGGGGCGTGGCTCAAGGCCAACTTTCCATCAGCGTTTTACACTGTGGCCCTGCAATGGGCGGACGACAGGGAGATACCGGCCCTCATGTCGGAGATGGAACGCTGCTCCTCAGCCAAGATTGTCCCGCCGGACATTAACCGCTCGGGCATGGAGTTCTTCACCGACTACGCCACCGACGAAATCTTCTGGTCACTGACACGCATCAGGCAAGTCGGGGTAAAGACCGTGGAGTACATCGTCTCGGAACGGGCACGCGGCCCGTTTGAGAGCGTGGAAAACTTCATACACCGCGTCTTCCGCTACAAACTCAAAAAGTACAAGTACTGGGACGACCCGGACAATCCTGACGAGGCGGTGAAAGTGCCGGTCAACGCGCGCCACGTCAAGAACATGATCCTGGCCGGCTGTTTCGACCGTGTCGAGAAAGTGCGGGCGGTGACGGAACGCCATGTCGTGCTGGAGCGTGCCGCCCGCGAGCTGGGGTTCGCCCTCCCCGAGAAGGATTTTCCGGCTGAAATACGAGACAGGCATTATTTCTGGTCACAGCAGCAGATTGCCGTGTCGGGTATCGGCTCCATCGACTACCGCCGTATCTTCGACAACTCCGCAGCCCGGGCTGCCGTCAAGGGCAAGGCGTCCTACCTCTCGCTGGAAGAGGTGGCACGTGACGGGAACGACGGACGGCGTGCCGCCATCTGCGCCACGGTCGCGGAGGTGACGGAACACCTCTACAAGGACCGGGAGACGGGAAGCAGCAAACGCTTCGCCAAGCTGACGCTCTCGCAGAACAACCGCCTTGTGGAATGCGTCTGCTGGAACGACTACTACGCGGCGCACCGCGCGGAGATACAGTCGCTCAAGGACAAGGTCGTCATCATCACGGCCATGGTCCGGTACAGTGACTATAGCGGCTGCAACACCTTACAGACGACCAAAAATTCACTTTTATTCATTCAATGACAACGATTATGGTACTGAAAACGGAACAGAAGATATACACCGGTATCGGCCTGGATTTCGAGACCGGGGGACTGGACTGCCGCGAGTGTGCCTGCACGCAGATCTCCTTGCAGGCGGTACGCTTCGACACATGGCAGGTCATGGAACGCTACGAGGCGTATGTAGCGCCTTACTACAGGCAGGAAGCGGGATTGCCCAAGAGAAAAGTGCTGCGCACGCGCCACGAACAGGCACGGGAGGAGTCCGTACCGATGAAGTACGAGCAGACGGCACTGGACTATTCGGGCATCACGATGGACGTACTCCGATCGCAGGGGGCGGACATCCGGAAAATCGCAGCAGAGGTGATCGCGTTTGCCGGACGGAACACGCTCTCGAAGGGCAACCGGTGCAAGCCTGTTCTTATCGGGCAGAATACCGCTTTCGACATCGGATTCCTGCAACAGATGATGAACTATGCCGGGCTGCTCTCCGAATTTGAGAAGACCTTTGCCGGGACAAAGGACTACTACGGCAATTTCCAGCCGCACTATATCGACACGCTGCACCTCGGCCGGCTGGCCTTCGCCGCGGATACGGAGATTACTTCCTACAAACTGGAACTGATCGCCCCGCGTCTGGGCGTGGAACTGGACGATGCCCATGATGCGGCGGCCGATGTCACGGCGACGCTCGACATTTTGGGTGTCTATACTTCCCGGTTGCGCAATAGCGGAGGTGGTGCGTCGGCCATGATACAGAAAAAGGAAAAGACACGTAAATACTTCAAAATATAATGGAAAAACAGAAAACACAGGAACAGGTTCCTGACACGATAACGTTCCGCACGGCCGACCGCATGACATACGGGGCGTTGGGTTATGACGGAAACGAGTTGATGGCACTCATTTCGGGTTATGACCTCGAAATCAAGTTCAACATGCGGCTCATCAATTCGCTGGCCGATGCCGAGGCGTGTGCCGACGCGCTGGCACAGGTTTTCTATGATACGCTGATGGAGCAGCTCATCAACGAGAAAAAGGATTTCGTAAAACCTCCCACGGACAAAACGCCTACTCTTTAACAAAAAGAGAAGATGTCTGAAAAAATGAACGATATACCCGGAAACAGGGAAGGAAAGGCGCTCACCGAGGAGGAGCTGCAGTTCTGCGAGCTCTACGTGAACGGGGGCCTGGAGTTTGCCGGACGGCCTAAGAAGTGCTATGTCGAGGTATTCGGCGGGAAGGCGGCGAAAAATCCGCATTCCTCGGCGAACTACCTGATCCACAAGCCGCACGTGCTGGCGCATATTAAGGCGCTACTCTCTTCCGAACGGTTCGAGATGGAAACGGCGGCTGTCAAGCTGCAGGTGACCGAGACACTGAAAGCCGTCATGGATGAAACCGCCACGTCGGATTATACCGACCGGTTCGGAGTACCGCTATCGCCGGCGCCGCTACGTGCCGTGTCGGTCAATGCCGCCAAAGCGCTCATGGAGATATTCCCCATCAAACACAAGGAGGAGAACCGCCTGCGCATCGAGGGAGGCGACGGGAACGTCATCTTCAACGTCATCGTACCCGATAATTCGCCCAAAGATGAAGAAACGCGGGATTGACAGGCAGGAGATTGCCCGGTGGGTCTACCTGGTAATCCTGGTCGCCCTGGTCATCTACGGATTTTGGAACAGCACGGCGGCGGAAGCATTGCTCAGGGCCGTCAGGGAAGCATTCACACTACTAATGGAATAAATATATGGAACAGTTCAAACAGTTTGTAATAAAGCATTTCAAAATCATTACGGTCGTGCTCTCGTTCGTGTTGACGATGTACATCCAGCATCTCAACAACACGAGACAGATCGTCGAGTTGGAGGTCCGTTGCGACAGGTTGGAAGAAAAGATCCGGGACCAGTACGAACGTATCGATGCCATCAAGCTCGACAAGGCGGTGTTCGAGGCGACCATAACGCAGTTCAACTCCATCCAGAACGACCTGCACGAGATACGGGAAGACATCCGGTCTCTGCTGGAGCACAGTAACCACTACAACGGGAGGTAAGGTATGGTAAAGAACACGTACATAACGATCGTGGCTTCGGAGGAGCTCTCCGAACTGAGGCTCGATGAACTGGCCGGCCGTCGCGGGCTGGTGATGGAAGACCTCTCTTTCGGGCGGAAAAAGAACCGGGGTGCGTTGGTACTGCTGGAAGAAGCCTACATGGACGAGTTTCTGTGGTTCATTCCCGAAAGCGCGATGGTCTATGAATAGGATCCTTCTGAAATGTCTGCTGGCGGCTGTCGCGGTCCTCGGCGGTATCGTGTGGTTCCAGCACCGGAACACGGTACGGTTGAAGGAGGAACGGGACCGCCATCAGTCCAACAGTACGGCCCTGCTTTCGCAGGTGAAGCGCATGCAGGTGGATTCGACGACAATGGCTCTCGACACCAAGGCTTTGCGGCTGACGCTCGACGAGTACAAGCAGTATCGGGCGGAGGACGCCGCAACAATCAAGCGGCTCGGCATGAGAATCAAGAATCTCGAGGCGGCGGCACGGCATGAGGTGGAGGTCGTGGGGCCCATCGATGCGGTTGTCCGGGACACGCTTATTATTCGGGATGCTGTGCCGGTACTCCGGCAAAAAGTCGAGATGCTGACACCTCATATCCGACTGACCGGCATTATCGGGAACGAACGGCTGAAAGGGACAATCCGGGTACCTGTAACGTTACATCAGGCCGTGTGGGTGGAATACAAGGGATGGTGGTTCTGGAAACGGGTCAAGGCCGTGCACCAGACCATTTCGAGCGACAACCCTTATGTGGAAATCCACTATTCGGAATATATAAGAATAAAATGA